CGGCGCTCGAATCCTGGCGTCCGAAACTCTACCGCCGCGGCATCAATCTGCTCTCGGTCTCGCAGGAAGGCTTGATCTCGAATGTTTTCGGAATCGCCGACAGAATCTGCCAGCACATCTACCGCACTTCACTCGACGATTTGCGCGACATGGTGGAAGCGGGAATGCCGCTCGTGGCCATCGAAGCGTTCACCGGAATCAGGCAGGACGAACTTTCACGCGTGATCCCCAAGTTTTATGGGAAATCAATCAGGGAGTTGCGGGAAGAAGCGCAGGAGCGCGTCGGAGCGTGATATGGTCAATCCCAAGAGTCTCGCAAATCTGAAGCCCATCAAGCCGGGCGAGGTGCGGAACGCGACCGGCAAGAATCGCAAGCAACCCCTGAGCGATGCGTATCGCTGGTGGTTGATGCAGCCCGTATCCAAAGAAGAGCGCGCGAAGCAGAAGAAAAATGGCATCGAACTGCCGCGAGACGCGAACAACGCATTTTTGGTGGCCATCACGCAAGGCGAGCGTGCGAAGAAAAAAACGGACGCCGCGAAGGAAATTCGCGAGGGTGCCGAGGGCAAGGCGACGCAGCGCGTCGAACTCAGCGGCATTGAAGGCAATCCCCTTGAGACCGCCGACGTCTCAGCTTTGACCGACGAGCAGCTCGCCGAACGCCGCCGCAAGGTGATGGCCGTTGTGGATCGCGAAACGAAAGATGCCTGATCTTCCGATCGTCGCCGCACTGCTAGTCACGAACCGCTCCGAGATGTTCGCAAATGCCTATCGGCAATACTCTCGTCAGGATTACGGCCGCCTGCTTCTCGCAATCGACGACTCTCCGAATCTCACCCATGGCGCGAAGATGAATCGGCTGTTTCTGGACTGCACGCACGACTTCGCCGTCGTGTTCGACGATGATGACCTCTACGCCTCCGATCGCGTTTCAAAGCTCATTCGCCCGATGCTGGACAATCCGAAGATTGAATGCGTCGGCACGAGTCTCGTCTACTACACCGATGAAGCTGCAGGCAAAGCATGGCTGTATGACAATCAGAAGCTCTGCGAAAACTGGAAAGCAAACGCGAACCTCTTCTGGCTCGCCGCGCCAGCGTACCGCATCGCTGCCTACGACAAGTATGGCCCGTGGGAAAATCTGAAAGCTGGAGCCGATTTGAAATTCCTGCACAAAATTCCGCGCGAGAATGTTCTCGATCTTCGTGATCCTACGCTGATGGTCTGTCGGATTCATTCGGCGAATGCGGCGCCAAAGCAACCGCATCCGCCGGCGTGGACCGAGGTGCCGATGAGCGAAGTGCCGAAGCTATGAGTCGCAACTTTGTTGTCCCGATGCCGCTGTTCTGGCTGACTGGCAACATCGCCTTCCAAGTTCAGGAAATCCGCAAGTTCTTCACTTCCGAGAATCGCGAGAAGCGCAGAAAAGAAAATCAGCGTTGGAATATCAAAATCAAGGGCTATCGTGAGTAGAACGGGTCTCATCGGCCTCGTGACTTGCGACAGAGACGCCTCGTGGCTCGCGGCCTGCCGTGACACTTGGCTCCGCGATGTGCCGCCCGACTTCGATGTAGTGATCGTGGACAAGAGCTTTATGCCGAAGGGCATGGAAGATCGCGTCGAGAATCTGCCGGCGAAAACGAAGGAGCTATGCGCCTATACGATCGAGAACTCCTATCGCTGGCTGCTCAAGGTGGACAACGACTGCCTGTGCCGGCCGAAGCTCTTTCGGCCACCGTACGGCTACGATTATGCTGGCAGGCTTCGTGGTAGATCCAGTCCAGAGTATGTTCCAGAGGGCGTGTCCAATAAATGCGACTACGTGTCGGGAGGCGGATACTGGCTGAGTGCTAGGGCGATGCAGGTAATCGCACAGTCTCCACTGACGAAAGACATCGCAGAAGACCGCTGGGTCGCAAATACTCTTCACGGGTTTGGGATTCACGCCCATGGGTTGCCAGGTTTCATTGCCCCGACGCACGTGCCCGTAAGCAATTATTACCGTGACCCGGGATGCGTCATCCTGATGCAAATGCAAGAACCCGATCAAATGCGGCGCGCCTATCGCGGAGAGTTCGACCCGCCACCGCCACCGACCGGATCGCGGCCAGAACACTATCCGATGGGACATCCGCTCCGGGCGCAGATGGGGAAAATATGAAGAGCCCGAAGCCGTCCTTTGAAGTCATAGTCGAGGCCCGTGCTGAGGCGCGAAGGATGTTCGCAGCGCTAAGAAAAGATCACGAAGGTGCGGATTTCGAGAAGATGCGATTGGCCCTCGTTAGGAGCCTATATAAAAGCGCACCGAGGACAAAAGGGAAAGCGATGAAGGAGAGAGTCGAACTGATCGCCTACGAACTCGATAAGATTGATGCACGGGACATAATATGAAAATCCTCGCTGCGGTCGTGAGCTGTGCACAGCACCTAAATCGGAATACCGCCGTGCTGGAAACCTGGGGTCGCGAGAATAGACTTTTTTTCACAGCAAGCTTTGCTAATCCTTCGCACAGAACGATTGAATATTCAATCAAACTGTTCACCGGCCGCGATCTGGAGGTTCCCGATGACTACGCGCATCTCCCGCAAAAAGTCAAAGCGGTCTGCGAGTACGCGAGCGACAACGAATTCGATTTCTTGTTCAAAGCCGACTCGGATACGTACTGTTTCGTTCAGCGTTTGCTTGACAGCGGATTCGAGTCCCACGACTATGTGGGATGGACTTCCGGCTTGGCTTCGATGCCGCCTTGTGATGAATATGCTTCGGGCGGCGCAGGCTACTGGCTCTCGCGCAAAGCCTTCTCGCTCGTCGCCAAAGCGCCGCTGACCGACGACACGTGCGAGGACCGATGGGTCGGCCGAGTGCTCTACGACGCGGGAATCCTCGTGCATCGGGACACGCGCTACGGCGTGCCGCAGAGCGGACGCAATCCGTTCACCGACAACGAACTGCTCACGTGGCACCCGTGCCCTCCGAAACGCATGTACGAGTTGAACGGTGTGTGGGGTGGCTAGATCGTGGGACCTGTTTGGCACGCTCGCCGCTGGGCGCGACCCATTCAAGCGCGACGGCGACCAGGACCAGCACATCCCGATAGCCGAGAACATTCGGAACGTGCTGCCCGGAGACATAGTCATCAGCGATTTTTACGATGCGCCGAAGGCCGAAAGAATCCTTCGCGAGGTCTGCGGACTCCACAATGAGCTGCACGTCAGCCACGACGACAAGGCCACCGGCAAGATTTGGCAGCAGCTCGAGCGCCAGGCGCGCGTGCCGCGGATGCACACCGGCGACGATGAGATCACGGACTACCACTCGCCGCGGTCGCACGGAATCCCGGCCACGCTGACCATGCTTGCGAAGCGCACCGAGTGGGAGCAGCGGATACACGAACTCGGCCTGCCGCAACTCTCGGCCATCGTGCGCGAGGCGCGGCTGAGGACGTTCAACCCGGAACCCACGATGAGGCGCCTTGAGCTATTCCAGATCGAGGCCAACTTCCCGTTCCTCTATGTGGCATCGCTGTGGTTCAACCACAAGCTGCGCGCCGGCGGATACACCAAGTTCCTCATGTCGGCGCGCGATTGCTTCCTGTGGAAGAAGATCATGGAACGGCTGGCCGGCGACGCCTACGAGCCGTTCTACTGGCTGACCTCGCGGTACACGCGCTACAAGCCGTCGAAGTCCTATCTGGACTACTGCGAGCCGCTCATGGGCCCAAAGACCCTGATCACTGACTTCTGCGGCTTCGGCCGGTCGCTGATGCACTTCCTGATCGCCAACAAGACTCATGCGAGGGTGTGCCTGCTGATCGGCTACGGACACGAGGACTATCCGTGCTTCGTCGAGCACGCCGTGCCGGGATGGACCGATGAGGCAGCGAATTTCGCCCGGCACCCGATGGTGCTGGACGTGGTCGGGAGCAGACCCGTGTTCTGGCAGGACGGCATCGACTGGCAGGCGGTGCCAGAAATCAATACGATGCACGCGGCTTTCGATGTATGCTGCGCGGCAATGGACCAGCACGTCATCGCCTCGCCGGACTTCGCCACGCTGACGGACCTGCTGCCCAAGATGCTCGAATACATGGGCACGCGGCTGAAGGCGCTGGAGGTGCTCACGCCGTTCCGCAGAGACGAAGCCATCCGCGCGGCCGAGCTGATGAAGGACATCGAGGGAGTGATCGCATGAGAATTGACAAAGACCTACAGGTAGGCTGCAAGATGCCAAGGAGAGGATTCTAGATGTGGAAACTCAAGAAACGCAATCTCGTGTGGGCGATCATAAAATCTATATTTGATCCCAAAACTCGTCGGGCAATACGTGTCTTAGACCATGCATGGCTGTATGCATATCGTCATGGGCATTGGGGGGATGAGGCTCAAATAGAAGCACTTGATATTTTATTGAGAAAAAAAAAGTATTTAGAATGTCCTTGGTTGTGAGGCCACATCCCCGGTGTTTCGCATGACGGCTACACCGCAGCAAATCTACGACATCTACCGCAAAGACCAGAATCAGGACATGTACGACTACAGCCCGTTCCTGCGCAAGAACGCGCGCGGCACGATTCTGGAGATCGGCGTCCGCGGCGGCGTCTCGACAGCGGCTTTCCTTCTTGGCCTCGAAGAGAACGGCGGCCATCTCTTCAGCGTGGACATAAATGCCGAGTGCGGCCAGCTCTACGACCATCCGCAATGGACCTTCATCCACGCGAACTCGTTGACGGACAAAGACAGGATAGGGATGGAGGTGAATCGGCGGCCCGACATCCTGTTCATCGACGGCGACCACCGCAAAGCCTCGTTCCTCTCGGACCTGAACAACTACGCGCCGATGGTGCGCAAGGGCGGTCTGATTCTTGTGCACGACATCATCGCCCTTCCAGAAGTGACCCAAGAACTCGTTGACAACGAGTGGTGGGCGAACGATGATGTGCGGCAGGTCTACGAAGCCTACGCCGCAGATCACGCGCTGACGCGCATCGACCTGCCCGGCAGATGCGGAATGGGGATACTGATAGCCCGATGAAGGAGCGGAAAATGAGAAAACGGGGAATCTTGGTACTGATCGCGGTCGGCGTGGCTGTGGCGTGCTCGTGCTGTATCTATCTGGTGCTGTACCTCGCAGGGCACTTCTGGTGGCCGCAATGAGTTCTCTTTCCGACGTGACGATCTTGGTGACCAGCTTTTTGCGACATGGCTACCTGTTGAAGTGTCTCGAAGGACTTGCCGCGAATTTACCGGAGTGTAAAGTCGTCATCGTTGATGACAGTAACGACGCCAAGATTGGCGGATTGCTCTGTAACCATGGGCCGCAAATGGCGCACTTGGATTGGAAGATCATTCTTATGTACTTCGATTCTGGCCTTTCTATGAAGCGCAACGTCGGAGTGCAGGTGTGCCGCACAAAGTACCTCTTGTTGGGGGCCGACGATTTCGACTTCTCTACCAAAGAGGCGCGAGAAGGAATCGAGGTGATGCTGGCAACACTCGACCGCCTGAAGGGAATCGACATCGCAGGAGGGCGCGTGGACTCGCGTCCATACGAGGGCTTTCTCGATTACGTTCCCGGCTCTCACATCCAAGAGATTCGGCTGCAAACTGACGGGATGCGCAAAGGCGATGTCGCTCTCTGCGACCTGACCGTCAATTATTTTCTGGCGAGAACGCAAGTATTGAAGGCCATTCCTTGGGACGAGAATATTCGACCCATCGGCGGTGAACACGGAGATTGGTTTTTGACAGTAAAAGAGACAGGTCGCAAGGTCGCATACATTCACGGAGCCAACATCACGACGCTACATCTCGGCCCTGAAGCGCAGCATCCCGACTACGCGAAATACCGCTCGCGCGCGGTGACTCACGGGCATAGAATCTTCATGGAAAAGCGCAACATCCGCGAATATCTGGGGTTCTGAATGTGTCGGCTGCCCATCAACTCGAACTCGATAAAATCCTCGAAGAACAGTACCGCCGCAAGCTGCAAGCAAACTTCGGCGTCTTCGTAAGGCAAGCCTGGCAAGTCCTGCATCCATTCGAGCCGCTGCACGATGGATGGTACATTGACGCTCTCGCCGAATGGGCGCAGGCGACAGCCTCCGGTAAGATCACCCGCCTAATCGTCAACCAGCCGCCGCGCACGCTCAAATCCACGATTTTTACGGTGATGTTTCCCTGCTGGATGTGGACGACGCAGCCAGAGAAAAAGTTCATTTTCTATTCATGGTCATTCGACAAGTTGAGCGTTCCGCTCTCGGTTGACCGGCGGCATTTGATCCTGAGCCAGTGGTATCAGGATCTGTGGGGCCACAAATTCCGCCTATCCTACGACGAGAACATGAAATGGATGTTCTCCAATGACCAAACCGGGAGAATGACGGTGCTCACCGGCGCGACGGGCATCGGCGGAAACTTCCTCATCATCGACGACCCGCACAATACCGAACAGGCGGAATCGGAAGCCGAACGCACGAGCTGCGTACGGATGGTGCGCCAGGGGCTGATGACGCGCCTCGACAATCCGCAATCTGATTCCGTGATCGTGGTGATGCAGCGGCTGCACGACGAGGATGTGGCTGGAGCATTCCTGAAAGATGGCGGCTGGAAACACCTCTGCCTGCCAGCGAAGGCCGAACACGAACATCAAGTTACGTCTCCGCGCACGGGAAGACTGATCCATCAGCGGCTGGTCGGCGACCACTTGGACCCGGTGCGACTCTCAGACGAAGTTCTGGCGCAGAAGAAAGTGGAACTCGGCTCCAAGGGATTTGCCGGGCAGTATCAGCAAGAGCCCGCTCCGCCCAGCGGCAACATCTTTGACCCGGCATGGTGGAAGATGTACGACCCAAATAAAATGCCGATATTTGAGGAATGCGTCGTTACGGTCGATGCGGCGTTCAAGGAGACGAAAAACAGCAGCGATGTCGCAATTCAGAAATGGGGCAATATCGGAGTTCATTCCTACCTGATCAACCGCGACACGCGCAAGATGGGATTCGCGGCGACCAAGGCGGCCATTCGCGCGATGATGAACTGCGAGCCAAAGGCCGAAATACTGCTGATCGAGGATAAGGCCAACGGGCCAGCGATCATTGAGGAATTGCAGACCGAATTCTTCGTCATTCCGATCAATCCGGGCGACAAGGACAAAGTGGCGCGCGCCGAGGCGTGTTCACCGATGGTCGAAGCTGGAACTGCGCACTTGCCACAGAATGCGGATGGGGTCAAAATCCAGACGCTCGCTGCGAAGTTCCCCAACTCGGACAAAGACGATGTAGACGCCATGACCCAATACCTCAACTGGCGCCGGAAGCGCGGGGCCGCGATGAAATGGTTTGAGGACATGGCGAAGCGATCAAAAGAAAAGCAGGCAGAAGGTCCGGAGGAGCCGGGAGTCGAAGTTCAGCGGATCGACCATCCGACGCCACAGGAGGTTCACAGACTCGCCATGGAACAATCTGGAATGAAAACCACGAAGCATCGCGGTCTCAACAAGCCCGCGAAAGCGGCAGAACTCAAAAAAGAAGACTCCAATGGAAGTGTCACGGCTGCGGCAAGCCCAACTGCGCCGCCAGACTGCTGTCCCGATTGCAACTCGACGGCCATTTTCAAGTCGGCCAAGGGCCGGAAATGCCTGAATCCGCAATGCGGCAAGGTGTTCCCGAATCCGACTCGGGAAGTAAATATCGGCTAGATATAGAAACGCTTACGAGGTTCCTGCGTGCGTGGCTGGCTCGAGAAACTCCGCCTCCGACTTCTCCATTCGATAGCGAAAGCAATCGAAATACAGCCGTTTTTACGGATTGATGTCAACGCTTATTGCCCGAACTGCGGCCATCGCCAGGGAAAAATTCAGGCCATAGCGCTGAGCCGGCCCGACGAGCAAGGATCGAAAGTAGCGAACCAGCATACTTGCGCGATCTGTTCCTACAGGTGGGTCGAGGCATCGGTCTCGATCATCAAACACCACATTCTCGAGCAGCAATTTGATGACGAGCAGGCCGCCGTCGAAGAAATGAAGAACGACAAGCGGACGAAAAATATCCGTGCCCAGGTGAAGGTCAATGGCGTGGTTTCGTAAAAACAAAAACATGGGCATCATTCAGCAGCCGGGCAAGCAGCGGCTGACGCTTGCCGAAATCGCGGCCACGGGCGGGGCCCTGCGAATCCGCGATATTTCCAACCAGCTTTGGTTCCCGGCCGGACAGCCGATTCCTCCGGTCGCTCCCAAGGGCACGCCGCCGCGGCGCTATGCGTACACGCCGCTCACGAACATCAATTGGACGGGCCGCGAAGGACAGGTCAGTTTCCAGATTCTGCGCAATTTCTCGAACTATACGATCGTGCGCGCGATCATCGAATCGGTTCTTGATCGCCTGTGTTCCGAGCATTGGGACTTCCGCGTCATCGCTCAGGACGATGAGACGAAGAAAGACTACAAGAAGCGGAACGCGACCGATCCGCGCATCAAGGCGCTCAAGGAGTTCTTCCGTAAGCCCGATGGCTGGCAGAACTTCCGCACCTGGAGCCGCGGACTCTACGACGACATGTTGGTGATTGATGCCGCTTCCATCTGGATGCAGCGCGACCAGAACGACAGGATTGCATCGCTTGTGCAAATCGATGGCGCCGAAGTCTTTCCGCTGCTCGATGAGACCGGACAGCAGCCTGATCCGAACCGCGTGCTCGTGCAAACGGATTCGAAGAAAGCCTCGCATTCCTACCTGCAGAAGAAAAAAAGCGCCGATGCTGCCGGAGGCTCGCCGGCGTTTCAGCTCACGCCTTATGGATTTCCGGCGCAGGAGATGACCGCACGCGAACTCGTGTATGCGGTGCGCAACCGGAAGACCTTCAAGAAGTACGGTTTCTCGGTTGTCGAACAGGCGCTCGCGATGATCACCCTAGGACTTGCGCGTCAGGATTTCCAGGCCGCCTATTACACCCAAGGGAATGTGCCCGAGTTCATCGCTTTTCTTCCCTCCGATACGCCGACGAGTAAGGCAGAGGAACTCAACGGCTATCTCGATTCGATCCTCACTGGCCAACTCGGCAACCGCCGCAAGGGTTTCTTCATGCCGAGCTATGGCAGCGAGAAGCAGCCGAATATCGTTTTCCCGAAGTCGAACGAGGAGGTTTTGAAGGATACCTTCGACGAGTGGATCGCGCGGGTGCTGTGCTTCTTCTTCGGGATGTCGCCGACCGCCTTTATCAAGCAGGTCAACCGCGCGACGGCCGAGCAGATGTCGCAGGAATCCGAGGAGCAGGGACTGCAGCCGTATCTTGACTGGATGACCGACACGCTCAACGAGATCGTGCAATTCCAGTTCGGTTTCAATGACATCGAGGCCGTGACCGAGACGCGCAAGGAACAGGACGCCGAGAAACAGGCGACCGTCGACAAAATCTATGTTTCGGTCGGCATCAAGACGCTCAATGAAACCCGCGAGCAAAACGGCGACGATCCCTATGACATCCCCGAAGCGGACATGCCCATGATTATCACGGCAACCGGTGCGCAGCCGATCGGTGTTGAACACCAAGTGGCGCAGACACAGACGAAAATCGATGCTGGCGTGATCCCCGATCCGAACGCGCCGCCCGAACCTCCCGGCGGTAACGGAAACGGCAAAAAGCCACAGGCCGGAAGGTCGGGCTCAAAAAAAAAGTTTACAGCCCAGAAAGTCGCTATCCCTGATTCACGGCACGACTGGCCAACCCTGTCTCCCGGCATATTGAGCGCGAAAAGCCATGCCGCCCGGGTGCGTGCCGAAGTGGCCCTCCGCAAGTGTTTCCACAAGGCGAAGGATGCCGTAATTCGTGGCGCGAGCGGGATACTCGCTCGACCGGCGAAGGTCGCAAAGCAAAACGATGACGACGAGCAGAAACAGATCGAGGATGAGCTGTACGGTTACGCTGATCCGTACTTTTCGGAATTGCCGCTTGAGATTGGCCAGGCGCTTGAGGATGCCGGTCTATCGGGCGTGATTCAGGGCGCGTTGCAGCTCAATATCGACGACGCCACGTTGATTTCATCGATCAATCAGCAGGCCTCCGACTGGGCCCGGGCTCGCGCCGCCGAACTCGTGGGCATGTCCTACGACGAGGAAGGGAACCTCATTCCTAATCCCGATGCAAAATGGGCCATTACGGAAACCACACGGCAGGATTTGCGCGACATCGTCGCAGACGCTTTCATCGGAAACACCGACCGCGAAGACATCGTCGAAAACATCAAGGCCGCGCTTGAGACTTCGCGAGTCTTCTCGGATGCTCGCGCAGCAATGATCGCGCAAACCGAAATCGGCCGCTCTCAGATGGGCAGCTCTCTCGAAGTGTGGCGCAAGAGTGGGCTTGTGACGAAACTCGTCTGGGAGGCAGTCGGAGACAACCCGTGCCCCTTCTGCCTGCTCAACGATGGCGTGGAAGTGGACTTCGGCAAGCCATTCCCGTCCGGCGCGCACTCGACTCTGGAATCACACCCGAACTGCGCGTGCCTTGTCAGGGCGGTCGGATTTAGTGTGTGAGCCCCATCGTTTTTCATTCGTTCGACGGGCAATCTCACGATGGAAGGCGCGACCTTCCGGGGATCGGTGCCACGCCATTCTTTTGTCAACCATCTCCCGAGACTGAGTTACTCCGAAATTAGGGTTGTTTGTACCACGGCGAGTCTCGGACAGAAACTTCGCCCATTCGGGGAACTTCTTCCCCTTACGAAATCCAGGTTTCCCAAACATCGGATTCGCCGCACCAGATCGACCGGGAGAACCTAATTTCTTTGCGCTAATCTTTCGCTTGGTTTCCTCCGAGTGCTTTCCGTGCGAACCGCCTGATTTCAGGTTGTACCCGATGCTGCGGTTACGAGAATCGAGGACGGCTATCCACAGCATTTCCAGTCCATCGAGGTCCTGCTGTGGTGCGTTGGTCAATACGGTTACTGAAAATCCAGCAGGACCATACTTCCGAATGGCCCGACTGAACAGAGAATCGGAACGACGAGAATCGGAGATGTGGCCAGCCCACCGCGCCTCTAGGGAGTAGATGGTCTGGCCAACGTAGTACTTCCCATTGGCCAGATTTGTAATCAGATAGATGGTGCCGAGCTGAATCATTCCGATATTTTACCGCCCCAGGGTAGATATTCAAACGCTTACTGAGGGTCGCCGGACTCCATGAAAGAGCTATTTTTCCAGCTAGAAAAGTTCAACGCATTCGAAGGTATCGCCACAGGAATCTTTACCGCGCAGACCGTTGATCGGGACAGGGAACGCCTGAATTACGCGAAATCCAAGCCCTATTTCGAGGCGTGGTCTGCTTCGGTGAAAAAGGATTCCGGCGGGAAATCTCTGGGCAACGTACGTCGTCAACACGACGATAAGATCGTCGCGGGGAAACTGACCAATATCGAATTTCTCGACGACGCGCAGATCATTCGTGGCGAAGCGAAGATCATCGAGCCGGTGACAAAAGAACTCTTGGACGAAGGCGCTCTCACTGGATTTTCTATCGGTGGTCGGTACGTCGATAAGTGGATGTGCGACGACGGCGTGACCGAATACGTCGCCGACCCTGTCGAAATCTCCGTAGTGGACCGCCCCGCACTACCGGAAGCTGTGTTCCAGTCCGTGAAGTCGGATGGCACGATCGAACTCCGCAAGTTCGCAAAGTACGAAGCAGCAGCGAAGGCCGAGGAATCCTTTGACCAGATTCGCATGCGCGTGCAGGGCGCGCTCGATGAGAAGTACCAAGTCAACGACGAAAACAATCCGCGCTGGGTCTGGATCAAAGACATGTTCGCTGGCAGCGTCGTGTTCTCCGTGCAGGGCAAGGGCACCGGAGACGGTGAACTGTTCGAGGCTCAGTACAGCGAGGCTGACGGCAAGGTCACGCTGAGCGATCCGATCGAGGTGATCGGCACCTACGTTCCGGCCAACAAGTCGGTGCGCTATCTCGTGCCAGACGGCGAGCATCTTCCGTACACAGACGAAAACGGGAACATTTCACACCGACTGATGGGTGCCGCATGGGCTGCGCTGCATGGCGGATACCGCGGAAACAAGTATGAGGGCCCGGACAAGGACAAGGCGATCGCGCGGCTGAAACGGCTCTATGAGAGTGAAGGCATGGAGACACCGGACGCGAGCAAGGCGATTTCGACGCGGATCGACCTCGCCGATACCGCCGACATGCTCAAGAATCTAGATATTGAAACGCTTGATGACGAGACTCGGAGCTTGCTGAAAGCAATCGAGGATCAACTGGAGAAGATGACGATGCCCGACGACAAAGACAAGGATTTGGCGCTCGACAAGGCGGCGCGGCACAGCGTGCATCAGAAGATCGCGGCATGCAAGGCTGCGCACACGGCCCACCTCGAAGCTTGCAAGGCGCATCACGCCGCTATGCACGCGCACCTTGACGGGATTTCGAAAGTCCTCGGCGGGGGCCCCGAATCGACGGCTGAAGGTGGCCAGCCCGAGCATGTGAGCGAAGGTCGCGGCGCTGGGGCACCGCAGGCCGCTGGCGCTTCCGACACGGCCGACAAGGGCGTGAAGTTCGTCGAGATCATGGACAAGGACGGCAAGGGCACCGGGATGTACAAGAAGTTCGACCCGAACGCCCCGCCTCCGACGGCCGCGGAAATCGCCAAGGAAGTCGCGAAGGCCATCCTCGAAGTTCAGAAGGCAGCGACCGATGCGATCGGTGACCGCTCGAAGGTGACTCCGTTCCGCAAGGCCGATGCGGTCACGAAGACCGACGATGCGGCCGGCGCTGCCGCCGCTGGCGAGCAGGTCGAGAAGATGACCGACGAGGACTGGAAGGCGTATGGGCGCGGCGATGCGAAGGCTATCGCCAAGGCGCAGCGTTGCACCGCGCAGAAGTGGCAGCCGACTCCGTCACGCATCGCCAACCGGGAAGCGGCGCGCGTGGGCGTGGCGAGCGCGTAAACCAAGTTTTCAGTTCATTCGAAAGTTCGAGAGGACAACATGGAGCCACTGTTCAACAGTTCCGAGATTGCCGAGCTGGTCAAGCAGTACGGCAGCGCCTTCACCAAGGCGCCGTCCATCACCACGACCACCGGCCTAAACTTCCTGCCACTGGAAGAAGAGGCGCGGAACACCTACCCGGTGTTCCATCCTGTCCTCGACATGATCCCTCGCGTGACTCCGGAAGAACTCGGCCACGAAGTCGGAGGCCTGTTCGCGCAGTGGAAGCAGATCACCGCGCCCGGCACGAATGTTCTGCCGTCGGTGCCTGAAGGCAGCCGCTCCGCCTACATCTCGATTCCGGCAGTCACGACCGCCGAGAATTTCGTGACGCTGGGCGTCGATGCGGCGGTGACTTTCGAATCGCAGAGTGCGGGCGTCGGCTTCAACGACAACCTCGGCACTGCGGACTTGGCGAAGCTGAACGTGCTCTTGAACCTTGAAGAGCGCATGGCCATCTTCGGGAACTCGGGCACGGGCGCGACAGGCCAGAACGGCTTCCTGCTCGGCACCCCGACGGCTCCGGTCATCGCGTTGGCATCCGGCGGCACGATGGGCAGCGGCAAGTCCATCACCGTGGCGATCGTGGCTTTGACCGGCTGGGGCGTTTACAACGCCTCGACCTTCGGCGCCGCTCTGACCCGCAAAGGCATCGCGCAGACGATTTCCTATACCTCGGCGGATGGCAATTCCATCGTGAACAACGGTGGAACCTCGCTGATCTCGGCGCCTTCGAACCTGGTCACCACGACCTCTGGCAGCCAGTCGGTCAAGGTCACTTGCACGTCGATTCCTGGTGCCTTCGGATACGCCGCCTACGTGGACAGCACCACGAACGATTCCGTGTCGCCGACATACGCCAACGCTTACTTCGCCGGCGTTTTCACGACCTCGGTCTTCACCATCACGGCGCTGCCGGCCACAAGCGTGCAGCGGCTGAGCGACCTGACCGACACCGACTACTCGGCGAACCCCCCGGGAACGAACACCACCGGAGACTTCACCGGCATCACGAGCTGGTACGCCGGCTCGCAGGCTGGTGCGCGGCCTTCCTACTGGAAGGATCTGCAGGGCGCGGCACTGACGGCCGACGGGGCTGGCGGCATCGTCGAAATCGAAAACGGCATCTCGAACCAGTGGCAGACCTACCAGGTCACGCCGGACGCGGTGCTGGTCTCAAGCGACCTGGTCCAGTGGGTCAACATCCGCATGCAGACGGCGCCATCCGGTTCGGGCGCTGCGACGTTCTTCATGCGCGAAGGCAAGCCCGGCGAAGGCATGGGCGGCTCGCTGATCGAAGAGTACAAATGCAAGTTCTCGGCGTTCAGCCGCTCGAAGGCGTTGCCGATCCGCAACATCCCGTGGCTGCCCTCGAACACGATCCTGCTGCCGACGTTCAACAACCCCTATCCCGCGGCCGGCAAGACCATCCCGGCGAACTTCCGCATGGTCTGCCGCGAGGGTTACTACGGCCTCAAGTTCCCGTACACGAGCCGCATTCACTCCATGGGCATGTTTGTCGAAGAAGGTCTCGAATGCTACGTGCCCTGGGCCGGCATCGTTCTGACGTCGGTTGGCGACGCCTGATCCGTCGGCGAGACGGGAGGGCTGATGGGCAGTTCACCGACGGTCGATCCTCCGGTACTGCTTGACCGCGTGCCCGTCAAATCTGGCGATTTGTCCGGGTGCGCGAACACCAGCGAGAAAAATCCCGCTACGATCACGCCGATTCCGCGCTCTTCATTTGTAAAGGCGAAAGGAAAACCATGAACCACGATCCGATTTTCAAGGATTCGCGAGGGCGCCCCATCCAGCCGCCGTCTCCCGAGCGCACAGTCACACTGAAGGCGGTGAAGGTCCTCATCTTCCTGCTCGTCAGCGCGCCGCTGCTCATGGCCGCGGCCACCCAGATCAACCTGGCGAGCCAAGTCAAAGGCTTGCTGGCTGGAGCGAACGGCGGATTGAACGCGAACGCGAGTTCTTTCACAGGCGTTCTGCGCGAGTCGTCCGGTACTGCATCTGCGGCGGAGCTGTCCGGAGACGCCACTACTTCGGGCTCCAATGCCGTGACCGTTGCGAGGGTGAACGGCACAACCGTGCCGACGAACTCGGCGGCAGATCAGGTTCTAACCACAACAGCATCGGCCACTGGCGCATGGAAAAGCCTTGCGGATACAAGCGCCGGCGGCCTCGCTGAAACGTATAACACGTCCACACATGCGTTCGGGACGATTGCGGTCATAAGCGGATCTTTCGCCGATGCCGAGACGCCCTCTGGAACGATCAACGGATCAAATACCTCTTTTACTCTCGCGCACACGCCATCTCCGGCAGCCGGGTTGCAACTCTACAAGAACGGCCAGCAGTTGATTGCCGGGGGCGCTGATTATTCGCTGTCCTCCGCAACGATCACCATGACGACCGCGCCGACGACGGGAGACGTGTTGATCGCGTTCTACCGTTACTAGGGAGATCGAAGGATGAGACGATTTCTTACGTGCCTGGCGATCCTGGCTCTCGTGGCATTGCCGCTTTTTGCCACGAGCACCCAGTTCAACATCGTCACGCAGGTCAAGGGGATTCTCCCGGTCGCGAACGGCGGGACGGGAAACTCTACTGGGCAGCCGACGGCGGCTTACGTTCAGGCGTATCTCACTGGCGCCAATGTAACGATGAGCTCGACGACGGGCACGTTCTACGACGGCCCATCGACAGGCTCGCTCGCCGCTGGAACATGGTTCGTGAGCGGCTACGTGACACTGGGAAAGGCCAGCGCGACGGGCCAGTCGCTCGACCAGTGCAAGCTATGGGACGGAACGAATACTTTCGCGACGGCGGAGACATCTGTCAACTACGTTACCTCGGCCGCTGTCACATACAGCGTAATTCATCTGAATGCGGTAGCCGTCGAAGCCGGTTCTGCGACCATCAAGATCAGTTGCGAGACGAGCGTCGCGAGCGGAGTGATCTACTACCAGACGCCGACAAGCAGTTTGGCTGACGCTAGCGGAATCTCGGCGGTAAGGATTCAGTGAGATGCTGACGACCATCGACAGCTTCGAGGGCGATGGAACAACAGTGGAGTTCAGTCTGACTTATGTGGCCCAGACCGGTTCGCCGATCCTCGTATGGGTCAACGGCATTATCCAGGACCAGTCCGGAATTTACAGCGTTTCGGGCAAGATGCTGACGTTCATGGTCGCCCCGGAAAATGGCGACCAATTGGCGATTTTTTATTCCTACCTGGGCGCTGGATCGGGTGCCGCCGCGCCCGATCTGATACTCCTGAGCGACCTGCTCTCTTGGGCGAATGCCGGACAAAACAACCCGGCCGTGATCGCTCCGATCGCGCAACAGATCATCGACGGATTGACCCAGGCGGTCTATTGGGCTACCGGGCGCACGCCGCCCATGCTGACCCAAGTAACCAATTTCCAGGAGACCTACAACGGCAGCGGCAGCGATGTTCTCTACCTCCTAAATGCCCCAATCGTGAGCGTGGCGTCGGTCACGGTGAACGGACTGAATATCCCTGCCTCTCCAGCCTATGGACAGGCTGGATATTTCGTCCAGCAGGACGGCAAGAGCATTGCGCTGCGTTCTGGGGCGGTCTCAGGCTATCCCTTCCCGGCGACGTACGGTTACAATCGCCAAGGATACAAGTTCACCCGGGGCCGTGGCAATGTACTGGTGAGCTACGCTGCTGGCTATGACGGCTGCCCTGCGGACATCTACCTCGCAGTGCTCAAGCAGGGCAAGGTATTCCTCGACAAGCGGCTGCGCGAGGATCTTGCGAGCGCGATGATTCCCCAGGCGGGTACGAATGCCTACCGCGCTTGGGCAATGCAACCCGAAGTCCTGCTGATGCTCCAGCCGTACATTCGCACGGCGATGGCGAACATTTTCTGATGTCGATCACGGCCAAAGTCACGGGATTCTCCGAGGCGCAAACCGCACTGCTCGAACGCCGGGCGCTGCTGATCGGCGCCCTTTATCGGAAGGTCTTCTCGCTGCTCATCCAAGTGCAGTCGAAGATTCAGGGCAATCTCGCGCAAGGCATCGGCCTCAAATCGCGGCACGGCACGGCCGGCCTCGCTGGAAGCGTGCGCGTGATTCCACCCGCTGTCGAAGGCGCGATCATCAAGGGAAGCGTTGAAGGGGGCGGCGGACCATTCTGGTACGGCGGCATGTGGGAATTCACCGGCCATAAAGAAATCGTTCCGGTCACGAAGAAATCGCTTTCCTGGCTCGCTGATGGTAAGCGCGTGTTTGCCATGCGCGTTTCTGCGCAAGCTCCGCGTCCCTGGATGATTCCACCCTTTGAGGAAATGAAACCCTATATCGCCGAGCAGCTTCAGGAGGCGGCGACCAGCGCGACGAAAGGAACCGAGACTCCCTGATGGCCAACAATACGCGCGCCAACGTCGACACAGCCCTGCTTGCCCAACTCGACGCAGCCTACGATTGGGCGATCGATTCCTCAATGCACTTCCGTTCGTGGGATGGCCAGGGAAAGGTCGACGGAACCGACCAGCCGTGCCTTTTCCTCCGGCGTATTGCGGAGGAAATCGTCCAGCAGCGTGCCTACGGCGCGAACAAGTACATCTTTCATTATGAGGCGTGGATTTACGTGCGCGTGGACAATGACGACATCGCCGACAATCCCTACGCGCAGCTCAACCCCATCGTCGACGCGATCGACAAGGCGATGCTCCCCAATCCCGTGACTGACCGCAACAATCTGAGCGGGCTCGTCGACAACTGCCGCATCGCCGGGCAAATTTTCATCGCCGATGGGACCGACAACGGGCAGGCCGTCATTCGAATTCCGATAGATGTGTTCACAGCTGTATAAGATATAGAAACGCTTCTAGGAGACATCGATGAGCGTCCCGAACACGTACAGCACCCAGATTCAATTCGGCGCAGGCTACGTCTACGGACTGAATCTTGGCTCCTCCTACGGTGCCGCTCCCTCGCTGATCATTCCCGGCCGGTTCATCACCATCCAAGACGCCTCGATCGACATGACCTTCACGATCAAGGAGCTGCTCGGCGCGACCGAGTTTGCCGAGGACATCGCGTCGGCCTCGAAGAAAATCACCGGCAAGATCACGACGGGCCGCATCGACCTGAACCTGCTCAACCAACTCGTGTTCGCCGATACCTTCGCGTCCGGGCAGTTGAGCGCAATCGCGAATCTTGAGCCGCACACGATCGCCGCATCCCCGACCGATACGGTCCAGGTCACGAACAACACGACATTCGTGCAGGACCTGGGCGTCTTCTATTCGGCACAGTTCAACGGCAACAACGCCATTCAACTCGTGCCCGTCGCCTCATCGCCGGCTCAAGGTCAGTACGTCTGCAATCCGATCACGGGAACCTATACGTTCAACGGCGCCGATGCCGGACAGGGAGTCTGGATTTCCTACGAATACACGACGACTTCCGGGCATACGCTGACCATGACGAACAAGCTCATGGGCTCCGGTCGTCCCGTTTTCCAGCTTTACCTCTCGCAACCCTACAACGGCAACAACGACATGATCCTGTTCTACTGCCGCGCCTCGAAACTCAATATCCCGCAGAAGCGCGAGGACTACCTGATTCTTGAAATCGACTTCCAGTGTGCCGCGAACGCCGCCAATCAGGTTTTTCAATGGACCTCGCCGGTCTGAAGTGGTAGCATCCCGCCGTTAGTCCTCTAGGCCCTCCTTCCACTCGCGCCGCTTGGCGCCGAGGCAGAACAAAAATTCACCTTGAGGTGCCTCGTGGCATTCATTCGCAAACGCTCCGTAACCCTCGACGAAGTGACCGTGAAGATCGCGCCGCTGTTCTCGAAGCAAGTCGAAGACTTCCTCGCCCAGCAGGACAAGATTCTCGATAGCGTGGATCTTCCGGTCGAGCAAAAAGCCAAGAGCATGGAACGGCTCTGGCTGCAACTCGTGGCGACATCGATCGATAACGCCGCCCGCGACGGAAATTTCGAGCCGCGGGCGCTGCTTGAAGAGTTCGATCCCGAAAAGCTTCTGTCGCTCTACGACAAGACGCTCTGCCTCGATTTCCTGAAGTCCGAAATTATGAAGATGAGCGGCATGGCCGAGCGCGGGAGGATTACGGGCCCGGAAGCGAAGAGCGCGTAGAATTCGCCGAGCTGCGCGCCTTCATCATGGCTGCAATGAAGTGGACGCTTGAGGAATTCGACCGGCAGCCGTTTCCGCTGGTAATCGAGTTGCTGGATCATTTCGCGATTCATCCGCCCGAGAGCCTGCTGCTTGAGGGCATGGTCGGCTGGAAGCCGAAGCTGAGGAAGAAAGCGAAGGGGTATGAGAATGAGGCCGCGTTCGCGAAAGCGGGATTGCTTCCTAGCAGAGAGAACACGGCACCGGACGAGCGCGGTTTGCCGGATTGGGTGAGAGCCGCGCGGCAGGAAATGCGGGTGAAGAAAATGGCAGCGCAGATAGAGGCGAAGAAGAATGGCAAGTAGCGCAATCGTAGTCTCCATTGGCGCCGATGTTTCCGGTCTTACTTCCGGAATGACTGAAGCCTCGCATAGCCTTGCTTCTGTCGGCAGCGCGGGATTAAGGGCCGGCGAGCAACTAACCCGCGGCGGAGCCGCTTTCGAAGAAGCCAAGCTTGCCGCCGGTGCAATGACAGGCTCGATCGAGGAATTGACCCGCGGCTTCGCAAAGTTGGCCGCTGAAAGTCCCGCCGTTTCAAATCTTCTGCGCGCCGCTATCCCAGTTCTAGCAATCGTTGCGGCAGTCGAAGTCTTTAATGAACTCACGAATAAAATCAGGGAAGAACGCGATGCGGTAGAACAGCTCGGGACGGAATACGCGAACTGGTCCGGCACGGCCGTCAAGGGCGTGGAGAGCGTATATCAGGAGGCCCTGAAGCTGGAGAAAGACAATCCCATTGCCATAGCGGCGGATGAAGCTCGCCAGAAACTCCTGCAGATGGACGAGCAAATCACCAAAGACATCACCGACCTGAATAAGTTGATTGAGACGAAAAACATAGGCTTCTGGTCCTCCTTTGTCACCGGAGCAATGTCGACATCGGATGTCGGCAAGGCTCTCAAGCAGCCGATTCTCGATGTCCAAGAAGCCATGAATGCCGTGCGAACGGCAGAGGAGACCTTGGAACTTGACAAAATCAATAAGGTCTCCGGCGAACAGCTCGCCTCCGATCAAAAGGCCATAGATAAAGCCAAGGAAGAGGCAAGCGCCAGAATTGCAGCCCTCGCTTCAGTGGCCGAAGCACAGCAAAAGCTGACAGAACAGCGAAAGGCTGAGATAGAAAAGCCCATCCCGGGCGATGTGTTCGGACTGCCCAAGGAGGACATTGAAAAACGATTTCAGCCTGCCCTCGAAATGATCCAGCAAATCCGGCTCGGTATCTACGCGATGCAGACGGAATTGAGTCAAGAGGGAACAATTGCATCCGACATCAACAATCGCGGATATGCCGAGGCATTGAAAGCCGGCCAGAACGAAAACGAACTCGCGCGTAAAAATGCACAGGAAGAACTTACGGTACTTGAACGTCAGTCGGCCGAAGCCAAGAAATTTGCTGCCGATGAGGCCTCCATCGGCAAGAAGAACGCGGAAGAAGAATTAGAGCGGCTTGAACGCGCCGCGGCGGCCCGAAAAAAGGCGGGCGAGGAACAGTTGGCGGCAACGCGATCCCAAATCGACGCGATACACGATGAAATAGCCGGATGGGATGCGGACGTGGCGGCCGAGAAACGGGCCACTGAAGTCGCCAAGGCGGAATCGCCACACAGTCCGGCGGCCGCAAGAACAGCGGAAAGGGCTGAAATGGCGGCTTTGGCCTTTGAGATAGCGAATGTTACGTCCGCCATGAAGGCGCTTTCTCTGGAAGAATCAAAATTAACCGCCTTGCCAGACAAGACTGATCAGCAAAAAGAACAAATAAAGGCGCTTCAAGGCGAGTACGACCAACTCCTTAGAAAGCTTCAGGAACTTCAGAATTCCTATCTGCAGTTATCGGTCAAGATCGGCACGGCCACGCAATCAATGGTTAATGCAGCGTGGGTTGGGTTCGATAAATTCAATGAAGGCATTATCAGGGTGATGGAAAACAGCCAAAGTCTCGGCAGGGCAATGCAGCAGGTCTGGAACTCGATAGCGAGCGCGGTAATCACCGCGCTGTTGCGAACCGTCGAGCAAATGATCATCAACGCCGCTGTTCAAAAGTCGATCACCGACAGCACAAAAATTTCTGAGGCCGCTGCGGCGGCGCGCCGTACCTACGCAAGTGTCTCGGCGATTCCTTACATTGGCTGGATTCTCGCGCCACCAGCGGCGGCAGCGGCGTTCGCTGCGGTTCTCGCATTTGAACGAGGCGGCATCATCCCCGGCGGTATCGGAGAGGCTGTTCCCATGCTCGGCCACGGGCAGGAGATGGTCCTTCCGGCGCATGTCTCCAACTGGGTGCTGCAGGCCGCGGGAGCGCGCCCGGACGGCTCGGGGGGCAGCAGCAATTTTCATTATCACGCGCCGGAGGTCAGCGCATTTGATTCGGGCGGCCTTGATCGCGTGTTGAATAACCATGCGGATCGATTCGGCCGCGCCGCGATGCATTACCTCAGACGGAGGGCGATGTAGACCATGCCCATCGGAGCGAGTTCCAATCGTATTTTCACGCCGCCCCAGGGCCCGGGCTCGCTCGGCTCGTGGACCTGGCCGATCACCAAGACGCCGCTATTCGGAACTCTCAAGCAGACGCCCGTCAATCTGAGGAACGAAGTACGTCTCTCGGAGACGCCGTACCCGATCTGGCTCTTTGATTACGATTTTGGGTACCTCAAGGGTGCCGAGTATATTCCCAACAGTTCGAACAACTCGGGACTCGCCTATGTCCTGGGATTCTATGGGGCGTCCCTCTCAAGCGCGGATAGTTGGCTCTTTCAGGATCCCTATGACAATACGGTGACTGATGAACCGTTCGGCTATGGCGACGGCGCGACAACGCAATTCCAGCTCGTTCGATCGATCAATGGCGTTTTCCCTGACATCATCCAGAATCCGAATGTCATCACCAACATCAAGCAGGCGGGAACGCCACTCACGCCGATTTCAGGGAGCGGCTATTACATCGGCCTTGAAAATCTCCTCCAGCAATCGGAGGGGTTTGCGACTTCGCCGTGGGTTGCCGGGAGCACGGGCGGCGCTTCCGTGCCGACATTGACAGGGGGACAGACCGGTCCCGATGGGGCGAGCACGGCTTTTCAAATTGCGCTGCCGACGACGAGCGGTTCTCAGAGTTCTTATCTCGTGCAGACGGTGCCCAGTTTCGCTTACTGGGGCCAGACCTTCACGTTCTCGGTATGGCTCAAGGCCAGTTCCCCATCGACTCCATTCCAGATCAGTCTCGGAGAAACATCGCCAGCTTCGGTGACACCGGCAGTGCAATCCCTCTCGCTCACGACATCCTGGGTTCGCTACACGGTAACGGGCACCTACCCCGTAATCGGCATTCCCGGATATGCGCCGAGCGTCTGGATGGCGCAAACCGCCGGCCATTCATCCTCGACTGTCTATGCTTACGGCGCGCAGCTTGAACGCAATGCGACCGCGAGCGGCTATATCAAGACGACAACCAGCTATTCGATTCCGAACGGAGTCGTGACATTCCGCATTGCGCCGCCAGCGGGAGCGCAACTCACTTGGACAGGCTCGTTCTGGTTTCGTTGCAGATTCGATGAAGAGCAGCTTCAGGATTTGCGGCAGCAGCTCTACCAGATTTGGGAGCTTCAATCGCTCAAGTTCCGCAGCGTCATCTTGGGGGATGTGTGATGTGGGCCTTCCCGGGGAGTCGCATTTTCTGGCCGGTCCATCGGTATCCTGCAGAACGCCGACCCTGCGCCAGTGATGTATCCCCGGGCGTCGCTAAAAGCAAGCGACAGGCTGGCCGACAGCCTGCGGAGAAAGTATAACGTGAAATCGTTCAGCGCGGCACTCCTGAAGGTGCTGCAAAACAACCCGCAGTCGATTCAGTTCAGGCCCGATCTGTTCGTCATTACATTTCGCAACGGCCAGACGATCTATGTTACCGACGGGCAACTCGATCTCGTCTACAACGGCAGCATTACGATTCCGAGCAACACGCCGACGGTCATCAATTTCAGCAATCAGCGGTTCTATGCGACGAAATACGGCTCCTGGAAACGCGGGAAAATATCGAGTGCCGCCACCTTCGATCTCGCTTCGAAAGACACGGACCTGACCCTCGTCGCGGACGACGCGGTCCTATTCCCCGGCACGAGCCTGCCGATCATGCAGGCGCTCAATTACGGCCTGTTTGATCGCGCGAATGTGCTCGTGCTCACTGCCTACATGCCCAGCTATGGAGATTTGAGCCTTGGCCTTGAGATCAAATTCCAGGGACAGATCACGAAGCTTGAAAATGCCGGACGCAGCATGGCGCGATGGAAAGTGAACGACGGACTCTATCTGCTCAAGCTCCCGTGGCCCCCGAACCTGCTTCAGTCTCCGTGCCGCCACGTCCTCTACAATCCGAACTGCACGCTCAATCAGGCCAGCTTTACCGATAACTACACCGCAGCAAGTGGAAGCACGCAGTTGACCGTGAACACGACGGTCTCGCTTCTCCATTCCGGCGACGCCAGCTATTACGTGCAGGGCGTGCTTACCTGGCTGACCGGGCAGAACGCCGGCCTGACATCGACAGTGAAGGCGCAGGCATCCGCAAGCGTGACATTGATGGCCGCCGCGCTCTTTCCGGTCGCAACGGGGGATACCTTCTCGCTGTCTGCCGGATGCGATAAAACGACCGGAACCTGCGCGAATCGTTTCGGCAATTTGATTCACTATGGAGGCGAGCCTCTCGTTCCCGTGCCGGAATTCAGCGTATGACCGAGCAAGAAGCAAGAGAAGCCATCGTCGCTGAGGCGGTCACTTATCTGGGAACGCCTTTCGTCGATTGCCAGCATGTCAAGGGCGCCGGTGTCGACTGCGGGATGATGCCGCTCTCCGTCTACGCGACGGTCGGCGTGATGCAGTGGTTCGAACCCGGCCATTACTCGGTGCAGATTCATCAGCACAAGACCGAGGACGAACAGCGGGCATCGGGCCAGAAGCCTTATCGCGACTTCGTTCGCGAGCACATGCGGGAGATTCCGGAATCGGAAGTAAAGCCCGGCGATTTCGTCCTCTACTTCTACGGCAAATGCTTCTCGCACGGAGCGATCGTGATTGAATGGCCGCACAAGATCATTCACGCCTGCGCCGGCGAGGGAGTTATTTTCGATGATCCGGCGAGAAATGGGAGGCTAATGCGGCGGCGGAGGGAATTCTACACGGTTTTCGGAGGAGAGATCTGATGTTCGGAATGGGCGGCCAGAAAATTACTCGTCTCAATCACATTCCCATCACGCAATCGGTCCAGGCCGTCGCCCTTCCGATCGTTCTGGGCCAGGATCGCATTGAAATGTTCCTGCTCTGGTATGGCAATTTCAAATCCAAAAACGCGGGCGGGAAAAAAGGCGGAAGCGGCAAGGGCTTGGGCGCCAAGGGACAGGGCTACACTTACACGGCCTCTGTTCAAGCCGCGCTCTGCCAAGGCCCGAGTTCTGGAATCGTCAGCGTCTGGGGATCAAACGGGAAATTCATCCAGCAGACGGCAAGCGAGAACTACACCGTTCCCGGCGGCGGCGGAAGCTACACGTCGGCCAACGCTGCGCTCTTTGCGAACGATGCAGGGGTAGGCGTCCAGACATCCTACAGCCAGGCTGTGAACGATTACGGCTCGCCCGGGCCGACCACCCTGTCCGGCACTTACTTGGTTCCGCTGACGGCCGTTTCTTCCTCTCCCGGACTCAACCAATACAGCATCAATCCGTCGACCGGCGTTTACACATTCGGAGCGGCGATGGCCGGCAAGACGGTAACCGTTTCGTACACGTATTACTACTACTATTACGATACGGAAGAGACCGACATCATTCCGTCGACCGGCCCATACCAGATCACCGTTACAAACGCCGCGAACTTCAAGGCCGACCTCGGCGTCGCCTACGATCCAAGCGGCATCGCGCTCACGAAGATTTCATCGGGAACGCCCGCATCCGGCCAGTACAAGGTAAGCAGCGGCGTCTACACGTTCGCTGCAGCGGACGCGAATAAGGCGGTCACGATCTCTTACGAGTGGCAAAATCAGACGACCGAACCGAATGCCCCCAATACGCTCGGCTATACATTCTTCAGCGGCACGCTCGGCCAATCCGTCTGGCCTTTCCTGACCTCGAACTTTCCAGGCGCCGCACTGGGCTACAGCCAGATCGCACACGTTGATTTCCAGACTCTCTATCTCGGAGAGGCGGCTACTGTTCCGCCGCTGACTTTTGAGATGATGGGCCGCGATCAGTACGGTTCCGGCATCGTGGACTGCAACCCCGCCGATTGCATTCTCGACATGCTCACCTCGACGGATGCGGGCATTGGCGCGGGCAGCCCGCTGACATTTCCACCAGCGTATGTCGGCTCGCTTTCGCAGGCGCGCAAGTGCTGGTCGGCCTACAGTTTCTTTATTTCGAACGCTTACAAGAACCAACAGGACGCGCAGAGTGTGCTCGCCGCTTGGCTTGAAGCCGGACAGGTCGGGGCGTTCTGGTCGGAAGGCGTGCTGAAATTCGTGCCCTACGCCGATACGTCGGCGGCCGGCAATGGACAAATCTACGTTGCCAACACGCAGCCTATTGTGCAGTTAGACGATTCGGACTTCATCGCGGGCGAGAACGAGGATCCGATCAAGATCACCGAGAAAGAGGCGCCGGACCGATTCAACCGCGTTGCAATCGATTGGGTGGTGCGATCCAACAGCTACAATCATGACATCCTCTACGAAGAGGACCTTTCCGACATTCAGGCGAACGGCTTGCGGCAGGAAGGGCCAACGACCTACGAATTCATCAAGACGCTTGCAGCCGCGCAGTACGCGGCCTCGACACGCGTCAAGCGGCTCGTTTATATCTACAGGCAGTACGCTTTCAACTTAAGCTGGATTTACAGCTACCTTGAGCCGATGGACATCGTGCTCATCGCCGATCCCCGCCTCTGGGGTTCCTATATTCCAGTCCGCATCATCTCCATCGAAGACGATCCCAAGAACGGGCTGGCCATTACGGCGGAAAATTTCCCATGGGGCACGGCAACCGCGTCGCTGTTCACAAAGCAGACCGTCACACCGAGCTTCCCGCTACAGGGCGGCCAAGACCCGGGATCGATCAACCCGCCGATCATCTTCGAGGCGCCCAACCGCATCACAGGCGCGGCGCCGGGAGCATCCGCACAGGCTGGCTACTATCTGGGCTTCGGAATTTGCGGAGCGAATCCGGCGAACTGGGGCGGCTGCAACGTCTGGATGTCGGAAGACGGGAACACCTACAAATACGCCGGAACTGTTTACTATCCTTCGCGGATGGGTGTGCTGACCGCGAATTTCCCGAGCGGCAGCGATCCCGACACGGTGAACACATGCTCGGTCGATCTTTCCGAAAGCAGCGCCAACCTGACGAGCGCGAGCACGGCCGACGCCGATGCAGACCGAACGCTGTGCCTCGTGGACAATGAACTGATTTCCTACTCCACTGCGACGCTCGTCGCGGGCAGCCTTTACAATCTCACGACTTATATTCGCCGCGGCCAGATGACGACCGCAATTGCCGCGCATACGACAGGCGCACCGTTCCTTCGCCTTGACGACTCTGTCTTCTACTGGCAGTACGACGCCACGATGATCGGCAAAACGCTCTATTTCAAATTCACGTCCTTCAACACGCTCACGCAGATGGAACAGGAGTTGTCCCAGGTCACTGCCTACACGATCACACCGAGCGGAAACAGCATTGGCTTGCTTACGCCTGCGCATTCGAGCTATCGACCGCTCACGAATCCACTGACGGGGCATGATGCTGGATCAAGCGCGACGATCAACGTCGCCGCCTTCACGATGCGCGTGCCGGGACAGGACATCTCCGAGAATTCCGGCTCGATTACGGGTCTCGCGTACAACACGCTCTATTACGTGTACTTTGATGATCCCAATTTCACGGGTGGCACGGTGAGCTATCAAGCAACGACGGCGAAAGAGACGGCACTTGACGTTGCCGCAAGATTATTTGTTGGGTCAATTCAGACACCATTAGCTGGGGCTCTTGATACGACCGGGAATGGTGATGGCGGAAGCGGCGCTCAAAGCGGAATGATGAATGTTCTATCTCCTTCGACAGTCACATCTTCGCTAGTAGGAAACGGATCGGCGTCCAATATCCTGAACGCAATCGACGGTAACGACACGACGTTCGCAACTCTTTCGGCGACCGGAAACGGCAGTTCCAATCAAGCAGGATTGGATTTTACGATCCCGCCAGGCATTGCACGGCGCTATCAATCGATGACGATCGAGATCGTGTATTCCGTGCCCACCAATTCCTTGAACGCGTCACCAGCCCGCACCTGCGCCAGCCTGGCAGCATTCGGGCCAACCGGATCAGCGCTTGGCGGCGATCTCATTGCAGCTGGCTCAGGTGCTATCACCAAGCGGATTTCGACAATCACGATACCACTTGGAACGAATGTCGGTGCTGTAAGCATTAATCCGGGGATCAATTTGAATTCAAGCTCGACATCCGGCAGCATTACCCTTCAAATTTACGAAGTGAGAATAAAGGCCATCGAATGAAAACTGTCACGAAGAAGATCAACGACAAGGAAGTCGCGATTGAGATTCACCGATTGCCGTTGCAACCAGGCATGCCTTACTCGCAAAAGATCGTGGCGAGGCACGGAGATCACAAACTCGAACATGTCGTCACTCATGACCCGGCAAACTTCAAGGCCGAGGACGCCCGGAGGCACATTGAGGGGATAGTCTATCAACTGGCGGCGAAAGTAGCGGCGATGGGCGACATCGCTGACTTTCTCGATGATTACCACCACGAGTCTAAAAACAATTCTGAGCACGGGCCGATTGAACCTTGATGCCTGCGTTACAGGCCGCCATTCTCGCATGTTCGAAGATCACATAGCCGAGATAGGCTCGTCCCGTCCACCGAACAAAGGAATGGCGATTCCTCTCTGTATAGTAGAAAAGCGCCGACTGGCCCGCAAAAAATCCCAGATTGATTCCAGCCTGCCTTGCCGGCGACGGATACTTTCCGAAAATCGGATTGTTCTCCCAGCCGCCGCGATTGAGCAGTTGCCGCGTCGTGATCGCATCTGCTGCCGTTGATGCCGCCAGCAGCGAAACGCCGATCCGAAAAGACTTCGAAGGCGCACGCTTGACGGGTTCTACCTGTGCAAGCACGGAACCCGAAAACAGCAGGATGAATACTGCGGCCATGATGATTCGTTTCATGACTTCGTTCCTTTTTTCGGCCTTCCTCCAAGCTTTCCGTTGCGCGCCGCCGCTTCAGCCTTCGCCTTGGACTTCGTTTCTCCGAGGCAGGCCGGGCAGCGAAGCGTGACGTGTGGATGCTTGGGGCATTTCACATCCATAGAATAGCCAACAGTTAGGTTTTTGTCCAGCCTGAAAAGATATAGAAACGCTTCTGAGGCCCGCATGAGAAGAACCCTGCTTGGTTTGGCGGCGCTCGTTCTCCTGCTCGCCGCCCCGATCGCACTGGCGCAAGGCCCTTCGCTTACAACGGTTTCGGCCACCCTCTACGCGTCAAACGGCCAGCCGCCAAGCGGAACAATCACAATTTCAACGCCGATACCATTCATTTCCGCAGATGGCTACCCGATCCCCGCGCATACGAACGTGACGGTGCCGGTCACGAACGGCGCCTTCAGCGTCAAGTTGGTTCCGACTGTGGCAGGGACTCCAGGCGGAGCATACTACATCGCCGGCTACAACCTTCCGAACGGGAGCTATACCGAATACTGGGTGGTTCCCGCGTCTGCGGTTCCGGTCGGACTCGCGCAGATCCGCGCGCCAGCCCCTCCAGTTCCGAGCATTTCAGTTCCATTCGCGCAACTCATACCGCCGCTTAATTGCGTGAATCAAACTCCGGAATGGACATCATCTGGCTGGGTCTGCATCACTTCGGGAAGCATCTTTCAGAGCTTTCAGCTTGGCTCGAATGCTCCGATCAGCGGCGCCGGGAATTATCTCCAGATCACAGGAAGTTCCCCGATTGTCATCGGGACGATGACGGGCCTTGGCACGATGGCATCCCCTTACGTCGTGCCAATCACTTGCCCGAGTTGCGGGGCGGGCGGCATGGTCTATCCGTCTGCCGGAATCGCCAATTCCACGGGTTCTGCGTGGGGCACATCCTACCAAGTCGGCACATCGGCGAATGACCTCGTGCAACTCAATTCCAGTGCCCAGCTGCCTCCCGTCAGTGCCGCGCTCCTCACGAACTTCCCGACGCTGCCCTATTACGCGAATGTCCAGGCGAACGGTGGGGCGTTGCAGCAGGCAGCTACGCTCAATATCATCGCCGGCCCGAATATGACTGTCGCTTGCCCCACGTCGGGTGGCGTGACGAATTGCACGCTCAGTTCCACTTCCACCGCTTCGACAGCTTGGAGCGCATTGACGCCGGCAACGAACAGCGCTGCGGGAACTTTCCTTTCGACCGGCAATGCCTGGGATTTCTCGGCAGCCACTTCATTCAGCGTCCCGACTGTGGGTCTCACATTCCCCGGCTCGACGAGCGGCAGCGTGATTGTGGCCGCCCCAGCGGTCGCCGGCTCGCAGACGATTGCGTGGCCCGCAGGCTCCGGCACGGTCGCGGTCGGAGCTTCTCCACCGCTCGCCGAAAGTGCGGCTGGAGTAATTTCATGCCCCGGATGCGCGACGACGACTAACGGCGGTCCGCTTTCGGCCAGTTCGCCGATCACGATCAGCGCCGCCGGACTCATCGCCTGCGCCAGTTGCAATGTCTCAAATGCCACGGTATCAAGCGTGGGCCTCGCGACGAACGCCGGATGGTTCACGGTCACGAATTCCCCAGTGACCACGACGGGGAATCTCACTTTCAATCTCACAACCGGCCTCACCGGGAATGAAGTTCTCGCGACTCCCAATGGCTCAAGCGGCGTCATCGCACTCCGCGCGCTGGTCGGCGCCGATATTCCTGCGATCAATCTGGCCGCGAGTGGCAACGGCGGCGTGACCGGAAACCTCCCTTATTCCCAACTCTCCGGCGCACCGACGCTCTACTATCAAACGATTCAGGCGAACGGATCAGCGCAGACGCAAGAGTTGACTGTCAATTATGCGGCCGGATCGAACATGACGATTACGCCGTCACTCGTGGGCGGCGTAACGACTCTCACCTTCACGGCGAGCACTACAGCTTCGACGGCATGGAGTGCAATCACTCCCGCCACAAATTCGAACGCAGGCACATTCACGGCGAGCGGTAACTCATGGGTGTTCTCGGGCGCGAGCGCTTTCACGCTGCCAACTGTGGGCGCGATCTTCCCTGGCTCGACGAGCGGAAACATCACGCTTATCGCCACAGCCATCGCAGGCACGAACACGATTACCTTGCCAGCCGGGACCGGAACGGTCGCCATCTCCGCATCATCACCGATCACTTTGAGCGCAACCGGACAGATCGCCTGCGCGACGTGCAACACGTCCAATGCGACGGTTTCAAGCGTCTCGATTGGCAACCTCTCGCCCCTATTCACCGCGAGTGTGGCGAATTCAACCACCACTCCCACGATCTCGTTCACGCTGTCGAATGCGGCGCAAAATTCCGTTTTTGCCGGTCCCGCATCGGGCGGGGCTGGCGCTCCGAGCTTTCAGACGGCGCCAACATTCAGCGCCGCGAACCTGACGAACTTTCCGGTATTCGGATATTCGAATGGCGGCACCGGGGCGACGAGCTACACGACGAATTGCCTGCTTGAGGCAGGCGCATCGGCGTTCGCCTGCTCGCATCTCTCCGATAACGGCACGCTGATTTCGGCGACCGAGGGGCTTTCCATCGCTCCGACATCGACTTCACAGGTCGGCCTCATCGTCAACAATCCATCAAGCACGACCGCCGACATCGCCGATTTCGAAGTGAACGGCTCCATCGTCGCCAAAATCGACAAGAACGGCAATATCTACGCGGCAGTCGGAAGCAGTGTCGCTGGCCAAACCGTTCTCGCGTTCGGGACTGCGGCGAGTGCGCCATCGAGTGCCATCGGGATCACGGTTCCTACCAGCGGCACGGCGTATCAGATCGTGCTCCCCGGCGCGCAGCCGAGCGGAAGCAATACCTTCCTGTCTTGCACGTCGGCGAATCCGGCAGTCTGCAGTTGGGCTGCGGGAGGCGGAGTCACCAGTGTTTCCAACAGCGACGGCACGCTCACGATCTCGCCGACCACCGGAGCAGTCGTGGCTTCGCTCGCGCTCGGACACGCGAATACCTGGACCGCCGCGCAAACATTCCCCAACATCGTCTTCACAGGAAGCGCTTCCTACGCTCCGACTGCGGCGGGAGTTTTAGGCTACGACACGACCAACAACCGTTATGTCGGAGGCAACGGCACAAACACTTCCTTTCTGACGTGGATCACCGCCGCGCCGACGACGGGCCACCTGGCGACATGGAGCGGCACGCTCGGACAATTGACGGACGGCGGAGCCGTTCCGACAGGTATGACCTATCCAAGCGGCAGCGGCTTTGCCATCGTCTCGGGCGGTGCAAGCTGGGGAACAACCCTGGCGATTCCGCTGCCCGTCGCTGATGGCGGCACGGGCACGGCGAGTCCGGGACTTGTGGCCGGTAGCGGCATTAGCATCACGGGAACCTGGCCGAATCAGACGGTCACGAACACGGGCGGCGGCGGAGGGGGCGGTCAGACCGATCACCCGATCACCACGACAACGGTGCCTCGTGTTTATGGCTTGTCCACAACCGCAGCGGTGACGGTTGCCAACACGGTAAGCGCCACGACGATCATCGGCGCGTCGTTCCAGGGCAGCAATGCGATTCCAGCCGGAGCCATGCTGCCCAACGGACCGGGCACGAAGACGATGAGATACCACGCCTCGGGAGTCATGGGCACGGCGAGCTCGCCACCGACGCTTACCGTGACAGTGCTTCTTGGCGGCCAAACGCTTTCTTCGATTTCCGTTCCCGTCGTCGGCAGCCTTTCAAGCGATCCATGGGAAATGGACTATTATTTCACGGTCACGGGAATCGGTTCGGCACAAGCTGGGGGCTGCGTTCGATTCATCGGCGCCGCCGGCGCTTTTCTGGCCGGGTGTGCGTCAAATGCCAGCATAACCGGTTTGAATTTTGGCGCGAACCAGACCTTTGACGTGCAAGTGACCTGGGGCACGGCGAGCTCGTCGAATACGATCACTTCCAACCAATCCGTACTCAGTCAGGAGCAGAGTCTATGAGCAAGCTAAAGTTTTTGCTGCCGATGATTCTCGTCGCGTGCCTCGCATCTGCGGCCCATGGGCAGGGGCAGACGCTTTGCCCGACGAATACGTGGCCGTATCCGAACGATCCGGTCACGGGAACCACGCAGTACACGCTCACGAAGATTAATTCGAGCGGCAATGCGGTCATCATGGCGACGACCGACACCGCCGGTTTTGCCGGTATCGCAATCTATGGAGCCGGGCAATCCGGCAGTGTGTGCCTGGCGAGAATCGGACTCTGGCCGCTCAAGATGTCAAACACCGCGACCGCGCAGCACTACGTCCAGATTTCTTCCGGGACCGGGGGCGATGGTGCTGATACGGGAGCGACGACTTATCCGACCAGCGGCGGAGACGTGATTGGGCGCGTTCAGGCCTACGTGAGCGGCGCAGGGCTTGCGATAGTCGATCTTGGGCCGGAAGTGCAGGCCGTTGGACTTCCCAACGTAACAAACGATGCACAGACCAAAGCGGCCATCGTTCCCAATACGACTCCCTCGGCCGGGCAGCTTCTTGTCGGCAATGCGGGCGGAACGGCCTACGCGCCAGTCACGATGAGCGGCGATTGCACGATCACAAGCGCGGGAGCCATGGCCTGCGTTCCCCACGTTGCCGATACCACGATCACGATCGGCACCACGGCCATCAGCGGGAACAGCAAGACGACGGTCGCCACGGTGACGATGACCGGCGCAACTACCTCGATGGTGGTTTCGATCTCTCCTTCGGCTGATTACAGCGGCACGACTGGATGGGGGACGACCGGAGGCTTGGTCATCATGGCCTGGGTGAGCTCGGCGAACACGGTTAGCTACTACGTCATCAATCAGACGGCGTCAAGCATCACGCCGGGAGCCTCAACGACGTGGAATGTGAGCGTGCGATGATCCGCAGAATTCTCACTATCGCATTCGCGTTGTCTCTCGTTCCATTTCTTGCTTTCGGACAGAATACCGTCCCGCAAGCAACTGGGGCAATCGCAGGGAGCGGCGGCGGCACCAATCCCGCATACGTCCAAGGGTCTACCGGCTTTACGGCCAGCGCCACGAATGTCTCGGCTACTCTGTCTGCGGTTGGTGCCGGTCATGGCCTGTTCGTCTACTGCATGGCACCGTCAAGCGCCTGCGCGGCTCCCACGGCGACAGGGGAGAGCTTCTCGACCTACACGGGAACATCGGGTTGCCAGGATTTCGGAGGCTACAACGTCCAGTGCTGGCTGGCGACTTCCACGGTTGGAGGGGAGACATCACTTACCTGCAACACGGGCGGCGGCACATCTGCGATTTTTTGCATCGTGATCGAATTCACAAGGCCGCAGGCGCTCGCCACTCCCAAGGACGCGGGCGGGCACAACAACACCGCCGGATCGACGAATTCCTGGTCCGTCTCTACCTCCGCTGCCACTACGAACGCCAACGATTTTGTAATTGGATGCTTCGGCTCGGTCAATATCGGCAACAACACCATTACAGTTGGAAGCCCATTTACCCAGCCCGCCGCCGCTTCGATCTCCAACTCCAGCGGGGAGGCCGCTTGCGGTTATCTCGTGGCGTCTTCCACAGGCACGCAGACCGCGACGGGTTCAGCGACATCGAACATGACCAATACCAACGGCGTAATTCTGGCGGTAAAGCCGTGACGCCTTACCAGCCAGCGATGTCGAACCAGTCGGCTTTCTGCCTGCGAAGCGCAGCGAAGAAATTCCTGATGCGATCGGCCATCTTTTTCATTGCGGCCCTCTTTTATGCTGGTCCGAGTATAGCACAGGCCCCGATCTGGCCCGGACAATCCGGCAACTATGTGGGCTTCGCGGCGGCTCCGGGCTGGCCCGGTTCATTTACCGCCACGGCCTGCCCATCCTCGCCCGCGAGCGGCACTAGCTGGGCCAACGCGACAATCGTCACGAATTGCACCTACAGCACGTCGAGCCACATATCGGTCAGTTGCCACTACTGCGAATTCCTGTACGTGGACTTCAAGACTTCGGCGACCAATGACGATACGGTTCTGGTCAGCGGGCAGAACATACTTTTCATGGGAGACCGCTTCCAGTCGAACTGCGTCGAGTGCGGAGACGTGTCCGTGACCAGCTCGGCGAGCGCGGTTTACTTCTTCTACGACAGCACCACGCCGCTAGTTTCCTACTACATTTCGCCTCCGGGCACGGGATGCAGCGAGGTTACGCCGGGGAACATCGGCTGCACGGGCTGGCCCGCCGCCGGAATTAACACTTTCAACCCGATAGAAGAAACCGGATTCACTCCGGGCGCGATTACTCCATCGAACGCGACGGCGGTGAACGGCAACAAGGGGTATGAGTTCGGCTTCAACCTCAACAGCAGCACGGGCACGGTATGGATCGACTCGTGCGACATCTGGGGATTCGGGGACGCCATCGTCAGTCAGACCTCGACCGCCCAGCAAACGATTACCAACACGTGGATTCACGACGCCGCTTATCCTTCCGAGCAAAGCTACCACGTGGACGGCTACGGGTACTCAAACGGCGCTGTGGGGCCAAACAATGTGACGCTGATCGGCACGGTTACGGCAATTTATGGCGGCGGTGGAACCGATGGGCTGGCCCTGCAAGCGGCGACGGGCGGCTACCAGAACATCTACGTGGCCGAGAATTTCTTCAGCGGCGATGGAGCGACGATTGCATGGTGCCATCCTGGTTCCGTTCAATGCACCAACTCCTATTTCTACGGGAATACTTTCGGGACAGACATGCAGCCGGGAGGACCGGTTTACGGGTTCACCACCACGCTCGGCTCCGGAAGCCAGTGGATATGCAATCGAATCTCGTTCCGCTCGGGAACCTCATGGACGGACCAGAACGATAACTGGACGCCCACTTCCGGGATGAACGGGCAATATTTCCTCTGGGCGCAAGGCACCGCTCCTAACTACGCCTACAACAATTCAACCGACACCGGAGGGAATACGGTCTGCGGCGTCCCTGCGCCATCCACGATCAATTTCGGTACGCAGGCGAGCGGCACCAGCTCATCCGCCCAGACGGTCACGCTCTACGCCAACAATACGGCGAATCTCACGGGCGTTTCCGTGGCGCTGGCAGGCGGAACGCAGTTCTCCATCGTATCGAACGGCTGCGGATCGACGGTGACGGCTGGAACCAACTGCGCGATCACGGTCAAGTTTTCGCCGACCGGACTGGGGCCGCAGACCGATACGCTCAAAATCACGGACAACACACCGGGAGTGACTTCGCCGCAACTCGTGCCTTTGGCGGGAACAGGCATCAATAGCACGGCCGTGGTGCTTTCGCCTTCGAGTGAGAATTTCGGCTCGATCAATGTAGGCAGCTCTAGCAGTCCCGCCACTTTCACCCTTACGAATAACAATTCCACGACGGCGACGAGTATTTCGCCTTCGGTCCCATCGGGCGCCGACCCTTCGGACTTCTCGATCACGAATTCCGGCGCTGGTTCCTGTTCGGCTGCGGGCGGGTCACTTGCACAAGGAGTCAGTTGCACTTTCACCGTCACATTTACGCCCGGCGCAACCGGATCGCGTTCGGCGACTTTGAGCGTCTCCTATAGCGGCGGAGACGGTGCAAGTCCGCAGACGGCGGCACTATCAGGTACTGGAACATCAAGCGGAGTTTCTAATCCAGTTGTGCTCAGCGGATCCGTAACGCAGAATGGCAATAGTTCGATTCAGGCGAAATAAGGAGAGAAGCATGAAATCGAAAAGCATCTTGGCGCTGGTCATCGTTGCATTGATTGCTGCGTTTGCTTTCGGTTGGCATGAGTTTGGCTCGCATTCGTCCTCGGTTTCGGCCTCGGCGCCAAACGCCAAGGATTGCATGCCGAGCTCGCCGACCGATATGAGTTGCCCGTCGCAGGACTATCTCGACCTGCAGGCGCGCGCAGCGAAGGCTCAGGCCGAGATTAACGACTTGATGCAATCGGATGAAGTGAAGAAGTTGAACGCGGAAATTCAGGAGAAGCAGATCACCTGGAAGGGAATCGAAGTGACGCTGAATCAGATGACGCCGCGCGATCCGATGGGGCGCGCCTACGGCTACGACGACAAGACGCACCGATTCACTCCGCCTCCGAATCCAGCGCCGCAGTCTCCGCCGCCGGCCAAGAAATGAACGATGAAGGCGAGCCCGTCGCGGTGCATTTCGATCGTTATTGCCCGCACTGCGGACGCACGACGAAGCACGCGATGGTTGACGGCGAACCGAAGTGCGAAGAGTGTTCCAAGCGGGATAATTTGCTCGAGTTTCCGAGGAGGCCCAGCCAATGATGGTCATGGTGCAGCAGGTTGATGTCGCTCACGTTCACCCGCATGTGATTTGGTTTTTCTACTGGACTGGATGGTTCATGCACATCCTCTGCGTGGCCTACCTGACGGCCAAGAGCGCGGTGAACCCGGCGAAGGACATCTGGGACTATCTCGTCCAGAAATGGCCCCCCATCTTGATTCGCATGTTCCTCGTCACGCTCGGATTCCTGTTCTGGAAGTTCAATCCGACCGTTGTGAATGATTTCGGCAAGCACTGGGCATCCAGCCTTTCGCCGGGAACTTTTCACGATCTGATCCTGAGCGTCGGGATTCCGCTCAACGCCTTCACTGCGGGCCTCTACGGTTACGTGGGCGACTCGCTATTCGACAAGCTGCTCGGCTTCACGCCCTGGTTCAAAAGCGTCGTGCCGCCGCTCGCGCAGAATGCCGTGCAAAATCCATGAGCGAGGGCGACAGAGCAATCCCGGTAGCCGCGAGTCCAGACGACAGGGTAAATCCGATCTGGAAGTATGTGGCTATGACCGTCGTCGGTATGCTGCTCGGCGGCGCTCCGTCCTACATCTCTCTCTCGATCGACCATCACTACGCGATGACCAAGACGGACGTTGACGGCGAGGTGGACAGCCACACGCAGGCCATCGTGCAGAGCGTAAGCGACCTGAAAGAGCAAGTGAAGGAACTCGCCGGAGAAGTCCACGAGCTTTCGAGGGCGCGCGACAAATGACGGTAGCTCCATCGGGGCGCATGCGTAGTAGCCGCTGTGAATCCGGTCCGTAAACTCTACGCATGCGCCCCCAAGGAGGCTATTGCTTTTGAGGATAATCCATGCCACATTGTCAACCGTTCACTCCGATTGCCCCAACCGGGACGGCGGGTTAGGCCCCCTGAACGCCTGCCGTCCCAAGAGATAAGGAGACGAAAGTGAAACACTGGATTCGCCTCATCTTGTTCGCCCGCAAGTATCACATGCTGTTCCTCGCCGCCGGATTGCTAATGCTCACCGTCAGCCTGTGCGCCTGCAACATTCCCGCATGGATTTCAACTGGCGAAGCCGTCATTGGCCTAGCCGAAACGATGATTGGAGCAATCCTGACTGCGATGGGTGCTGTCGGCGCGGCAGCGACGATGGTCTCAATCGTAAACAAGATTCTCGCGGCTATGCAGGATGCTCTCGCGATGTACGAGGAATACAAAAACAATCCGTCCACGACACTGCTAAGCTCCATTAAAGAAGGTTTCCAGGCCGTCCTCGATGGTGCCACGCAGTTTATGACGGACACGGGCGTTACGAACGTGAACCTTCAGAACAAGCTGAAGTCGATCATGCAGCTCGTCATCAACGAAATCACGGCCCTGCAATCGACGCTCCCGGCGCTCGTCGCTAAGGCTGGCGAGCAGTTCACCGTGACGGTGCCGATGGACAAGAAGCAGTTTGTGGCCGCGTACAATCAGATCATCGGAACACCGACTGGCGATGCGGAATGCGACGGCATTCTGGCGCAACTCAAGGCTCTCAAGGCGTAGCGGTCGCAAAGCTGAAACGGCTCTAAATTTTTGCGCGGCGGATGCGTAGGACGCATCACCTAAGTGTGAGCACCAAGCCGAGGGAATCCCGGCTGGCAAAATCCCGGCGGATACGCGGCCAACGTCGGAGACATAGTGGCCTCCGAGCTGCTAGGGAGTCTCAGGGATGGGCTGCGGCTCACTGCTGAAGGCCCACGGCCGAGTAAGGCAATGCCGCGCAAAATCTTTTAGTGGAGAAATAGCCAATGGAACTTCCGCTTTCTCCCGCTGGGCGTCGGTATGGTGGCAAGCCTTCCCGCATTGACCATCGTGATTACGGCCCTCCGCTGCATATCCTCACGATGCGCGGCCCACTCGCTTCGCGCATTCTGCTCCCAGACCCTCCAAGCGGTACATCGACGCTCGGTGCGGTAAAAGACCAAGGCCAACAGGGAAGCTGCGATGGTCACGCCTCGAGCGAATGCGGGGAGCGGCTCTGGCGATTCGTCAAAGGCGAAGCGCTGATCTTCTCGCCAGCGTTCGCCTACTACCAGATTCGCAAATTCGAAGGCACGCTCGACCAGGGCGACTGCGGCGGCCAGATCGTCTCTGGCATGATCATTGCGGACGGAAATCCCGGTGCTGGGGGCATTGGCTACTGCCCGAATGAGCTGATGCCCTATAACCAAAATGATTGCTCAACTCCGCCATCGGCAGATGCGCTCGCTGCGGCCGCAAAATATCCGGGCGGCTCGTACCACAACATCGGGAACAATATCGGGCTCATCAAATCCTGCATCGCTTCTGGCTACAGCTTCGAAATCGGCATCGCAGTCTACGATTCCTTTGAATCGGATACGGTCGCTGGCAATGGCCTCGTACCGATTCCGGCTCCGAGCGAGAACCTTCTGGGCTATCATGCGCTCCATTGCGGGATGATCGCTGATGACACGATCAAGTGCCCGGGAGTACCAAATCCCGGCGCCGTGATGTTCCAGAATAGCTGGGGCTCGAATTGGGGCTGCGAATGCCCGCTGACATCAGAGCGCGGCTACGGCTGGCTCGCCTATGATTTTCTCAATAGCACCGACCTCACGATCGATGTCCGCATGAGTCATCTTGGGGGACCTTGGTAGCAATGGACCTCAAGACTCTAGTCGCGATGTACAGCAACCCTGCACCCAAAGTGAAGCTCCTCTGCCTCGGGATCTCGAAGGCCGAGGGCTTCGATGTTCCCGGCTCGCTGCCAGCACGTTGCCACAATCCGGGGGATCTCGAAATTGGCAATGTTGGCTACGGCGTAGACAATGGCAAGACGATCTTCCCTGACGATGCGACGGGCTGGGCCGCACTCTACCGCGAAGGCTCGCTGATGCTTGCGGCGATGACGAGTTTGCACCGATCACACGTTTACTCGCTCGGAGAGACGTTCCTTCAGGTCGCTCAAGCATGGACAGGGGGCGATAATCCAAGCGGCTGGGCTCAGACGGTCGCGGAGACTTGCGGGATGTCAGTTACGAACACGCTACAGGAATTCCTCGACGCCTAGCGCTCACGGCGTCTCCTGCGAGGGAGCGGAGAGGGCGGCTTCTACCGGACACGTTGGATTATGATGATTGCGCGTGCTCCCCAAGCAGTACGGGCACTTGTCGAACGTCATGCTACGAATCAATCGCTCAAGTTCCGCGATTCGCGCCTCGGGGGATGGGCCGGGATGGGCGGCTCGCACGAGTTCGCGCAGGCACGGCAGGCAGTCCATCGCCAGGCCCGACGCCGTCTCAGGATGCGGGCACTTCGTGCGTCCTTCCCACCAGTTCAGAATCGCGTCGCCCTGCCCCGTAGCTTGCTCGCCGAGGCGAGGCTCGGGGGCGCGCTCAGATTGCAATCGCAGGTATTCGTCGCTCAAGTACTTTATCGTTCGGGCAAAGAAACTGCGATCTTCAGGGGCTTGCTGCGCCGCATCTTGGCAGGCGTCCACTATTTCTCTCGGCCAGTGTTGTGGAAAATCTCCGCGCGTAGGCTCGGGGGCGGGAGCGGCCACGAACTGACGGACCTGTTCGATACTGTCGGTGACCAGATGCGCCATCTTGACCATCAAATCCGGTTCGCGCACGCCGGGGATATAGACAACGACTCGCTTTCCGGCGCCGACAGCCCAACCCATTTCCATCGAAGCGGAGGGGCCGCACGGCATCACGTAGACGCACACTTCGCAGCCGCGCAAGGCGTCCATGTCCCGCTCAAAACCACGCTCGGCGCATGGATGATTCAATCCAGCGAGGTATTTTGGAATGTCGCTCGGCCAGTTCTGCCACTCGGGATCGACTTCGCTCCAATGGAATCCCTCGGAGTCCTTGAAGTCATATACGTCATGCCCGTCAGCGCGGAGAACTTTCACCACCTCTGGCTGGAAAGTGTTGCGCCACGAACTCGCTACGTAAACTTTCATCGCCTTCCCTTTCGCCCCGGCTTGGGGGCCGCACGCCTACTCACGTTCAATGTTGAAATATGGTGCGCTCATAATCGTGCCGCGCTTGTCACTGCGGAACATGAGCGTATCAGGATAGCTCCACCATGTCCCGATAATGCAAATTAGGAATAGACATTGCCCCACAGCCTCAATCATTTCGTCCTCGGGATAGCGTCCAATGGGCCGAGGATGGCGTCTAGCGCATCCGCAAACATCCTTGCGCCATCCATCATTCCAACAGCGTGCAGCGGACCAATTGGTGACCGCGCTTTCCATTCGCGCCATTCCTTCTGCGCCGCCCTCAGCCTCGCCTCGATCCTGGCGAGTTCGTCGGCAATATCGTTTTGTGCGGCCGCGTAGTTGTCCATTTTCAGATATTTGTACTCAAGTCCACGACTTTTGAATTCCACAGGAACGGACTCTAGCGCCTCGCGGCGCAATTTCTCAATCAGTTCGTGCAGGGTGGTGGGTTCAGGCATCTACCGTCTCCTGATGCAGCGCCAATTCAAGTGCCGCCGATTTTGCTCCCAGAATGTTTCCCCAAGTATCGCCCTGAATTATGCGATTGCGCGAGATGGCAGAAACCAAATATCGCGTTGGCCTCTTCGGGTAGCCGAAATCACTGTCGTCGGTTACTGCCGCAGTCCAACCGTTCGGTAGAGGCAGATACCAACTCCAAATCTTGTTGACCTTGTCAAAAGATATTTCCCACTCAGCCACGCTTCACCTCTCCTTTCCTCGCGCCCGTCGAGGAGTGAGGGGACGCTCACGCTGCGTAATCTCTGGGCGATCTATGAAGTGAATCCGACGAGCATGAGAAGAAGCCGCATTTCGTGCTTGGGTCATCGGCAGGACTGGTCTCTCGCGTTCCCACTTTCCAGTGTAAGTCCCCGACCAGTTGCAATGTTCGCAATCAAGCACGACGATAGCTCGCGGTCCTTTTGAAACAACTGTGGCTCTGAAATCGCTCATTTCGCACGTTCCTTTCGAGGGAGGCTTTGACACGGCGATTCAAACTCGACCTAAGTAAGCGCATGATGCAACGCGCCATTGCCGATGAATCGCGTTCGTGGTCATAGCGCAAATGCTCAAAGAGAGTCTGGCGATACGGTTTCTCGCCGCACAATGGACAAGTTCTCGGCTGTCGCACCTTTCCCTTCCCTCGCCGGGTCATTGGCCGCGCTCCAAGTCTGCGATGCGGTCATCGCACAGACAGCGTAGCTCGCAAGCGGTATTACAACATTCAGTTTTGAATCGTTTCGCCTCATCCAGCCGCGCCTCTCGCTTCGCGTCCGCGAGGGCTGAAATCAGTGTGCCTTCTACGCGCCTAGCGAAATCAACTTCCCAATCGAACACAATCAGCTTGCCGTCGAAAGTCTTGATGTCGGGAAGCAGTTTGGCGATCTTCTCAGCCAATTCCCGCGCTCTCTCGCGCTCGGCGTCGGTGGGGTTGGTCATATGGCTGCGCTTTTTCCGCAAGGTTGCGAAACATCAATGCAACTTCCGCCCCAAGCGCAGGCCGCTTGGTAGGAGAAGCGTACCGCGCGAGGCAAGCAGCTATCGCAGGCATGGAGATCGCCGTATTTACGAACAGTCGGATGATCCGGTTGACATTCTCGTGCGCCGCACAAATCGCACATCTTGTGTCGGCAGCGCGGCGCGTCGGTAATCGGGGAGGAGGTCATAATTTTCTCCGAAGTGCTTCTTTCTGTAACGCCGCGATGATCGTTTCTGGCTTGTGGCCGATCAGTCCCAAGCCCGGCCTGCAATCCTGCGGCGAAATCTTTCCGTTCAAATGATCCTCGACAGGACCGCCACAAATCTCACAGTCGATTGAGTATCCGTCCAGGCCATTACGATTCGTGTCGGCACCCGCACGAACGACTGCATCGAATAAAGTTTCTCCAGGGCAAACCGTTGTATGCAGAAGTCTTTGGCTCATCATTCTCCTCCGCTCTTGCGCCCCGGATTTGCGCCCCGCGTCCGCTCGTCATACCGCTCAAACGCCATCTTGAGACTGGCGGCGTTGAACCATCGGCTGCCGCAAAGGGTGTCCTGAGCGCCAGCCATCACCAGTTGCACGTCGTGCAGGAATTCGCTCAGATCGTTGCGCTCGCTTTCAATATCACGCACACGCTTGTTTAGAATAGCCGTATCGAATGTCCAACTGCTCTGCCACATCGCGGAATCCCGTTTCGCTTCGTCACGCTCGCGGCGAATTGATTCAAGCTCACCGCTCAAGCGCGTGGCCTCCGCTCTGGCGTGACGATACATCTCTCTTTCTATGTCGATGTATTGACTAAGAGACACGCGACGCGATTCGGATTCTATCCGCAGCCGTTCACAGTTACGGCACTTCTTCGGCTTGGCAGGGGTGCGCTTCATTCTCTTGACCTCGCGAAGAATCCTGCTCGGCTCTTGTCCATGTGGCTCAGAACATCGTCAACAGTTCGCATGGCGTGAGGGTAGAGGCAGAGAGTGCTGCGAGTTTCGGGATCGTGGAACAACACCAGCGGCCCGTTGCGTGATTCCTGGATGCCGCAGAATCGGGCACCGGCCTTCTCAATCAATTGCTGGCAGCGAATGAGTTCGTCGGGAGTCATTGGCTTTCCTCCACAGGAATCTTGAGATTTTCCCGAACAATACTCGCCATGTTCCTTAGAGCGCCAGCCCTAGTGGCGGCGGCGGCGGCGGCGGCGGCGTAGGCGGCGTCGGCGGCGTCGGCGGCGTCGTAGGCGGCGGCGGCGTAGGCGGCGGCGTAGGCGGCGTAGGCGGCGTCGGCGGCGGCGGCGACGGCGGCGGCGTAGGCGGCGTAGGCGGCGTCGGCGGCGGCGGCGACGGCGGCTCGGGCTTGCGCTTTCGTTCCTGTCCCATTTGCCCATGCTCGTGCTGCTTCGATGACCTTGCGTGGACGATCATTCTTGGGATATTTTTTTTCGAATATCGGAAGAGCGGTTTCAGCACACAAACAAACAACGAGAACGATTTGTTGATGGGTCGGCCAGCCGTCTTTGCCAATCATTCGCCCGCACAGCCACAACATCCAATCGGCGCGCTCACACTCGGCCCACGCGGTTGCAAGATCGCGCTCGCCGACCCAGTTAACCGCATCGTTGCAGGCACCCAATCTGTTCAGCAGCTTACCGAGTTCAGTTTTCATCGCCCGTATCTCCCTTCCCGGCTTTCCACGTCGAAGTCGAAGTCCACGTTTTCTTCGCACAGTTCCCGCTGCGTCTGGGCGTTTCTCTCCGCGCAGCATTTTTCGCACATGGCTGTCGTGCCTTCGACCATCGGCCGACGGTGGGGCTCGACGCAGACACCGCACCTGTCGCAGTAATAGGGGATGCCGAGCCAGTCGCAGAGACGATGAAGAGCAGTCGAGATGAAGCGGAGAACTTGAATCATACGCGTTTCTCCTTCCGATACTCCGAGCACTTCGCCTCCACGCACCAATAGATGATCTCGGTTCGCTCGCGCGTGCCGCGAATCTCGCGAGCCATTGGGCGTTTGCAGGCGGGGCAGATCATGCTGATACCTCAGTGTTCAACTGCGGCCGTATTTGAGCTATTCGCACGGTATCGCCTTTGGCAAAGTGAATGAAGTTTTCCGCATCCGCCTGATGACGAAGCAGCAGCCCGCGAAGACTAATTCGGAATACTTTGGTTCCCAAAGGAGAAGGCAGGAGAAGGTAGATCGGCTCAGGGAAATGCGGAACTTGCAAGAGCCGAAGCACATATAAGTCAACGTGCTCCTCCGAGAGAACTTTGTGTCGATGGATATTGAATGACCATTCTATTTTTGTAGATGTCTTTTTGCCACGCACATTGAGGTGTGCGTTGGCGCTCTTGACTTCAATACGGCAGTTCCCATCCACGAGCAAATCGAATTTATCCCTTCGGCCCATTCGCTTGACGACGCGCCCATAAGATCGCAGCAACTCCGCAACGGCCTCTTCAGCTTCACGCCCGTGGGCTGACCTGAATCCCAGCGGAGTCCCGGCATCGCCAGTGCTATATTTTCTATATTGATGGTACCTACACAGATCGGAACGCTTCGCCAGATCCTTACAACCCGCAATGGCGCATGGGTGGAGCGGAACGCGATGGGCCCCGGATGGCCTCAAAATCAGATCGCCATTCCGATGTATTCGTGCGATGTGCGTATGACAAAGTCCCTTTTCTTTAGCCTGCGAGAAGCAGCCTTCTACATAGCAGGTCTTGCCTCGATTGTCACAAAAAGTGCGCGACAACCCATGATTCCGTGCAAAGCGATAATGATATTCGCAAAGTCCCTTAGCGCGTGGTGGATTATTGCAATCTGGCAGCAGGCAGGTCATTCCTTGAATTCGCGGGCGTCCCATGCAATCTCTTATACGCCTGCGTATCCAGCCAGTCAAGAAAAATAAGTAATACCAATTGACTTTTCCAGAATCTTCCATTAGCATGAACGGGCATGGGAGGCATGATGCAGACAAGCGAGAGAACGGACGCTTCAATCTCGGCGAAGATTCCCGCCGATCTTTACGACAAGCTGGTAGCCGCTGCCGAAAAAGGGCGGCGCTCAATCGCGGCGCAGATTGAGTTGATTCTTGAGCGCGGGCTGAAAAAGAGGAAAGAAAAAAGGATGAAACAATGACTCGCCTCGAAATCACCGACCGCCGCATCTGTCCTGATTGTAAGGGCCGGAGATTTATCGGCCCCTATCTCTGCGCGCGCTGCAATGGTGACGGCTCCGTGATCGTGGACGCGAGCTTCCGACATTTCACTCGCATCGTTGTCGCGGTCGCTTTCGTTCTCATGGTGCTCGGCGCGAGCTATCTGATCGTGGGGCGACCGTGAGCATCGTGCCATCTTCGGTTCGTTGTGACGGATGTGGCAAGAATCGCATCGAAGACGGAAATCATTGGCATACGCTACGGGCACCAGGGGCCGATCCGCTGCAAATCACGAAGGGCGTGCAGACTGCTGGATATGGCAAGCACGCCTGCGGCGAAGCGTGCGCGATGAAACTGGTTTCCCGCTGGATGGCGACGGGAACACTTGAGGAGAAAACTTGATCGAATTTCTCCGAGGCACGCATAAGTACCGTTTCAAGGGTCAGCCGTTGCTCGGCGTCACAGCCGAGAGTGTTTGAGTTGGAAGAAACAGAAGCACAAATCAAAAGGGGGTAAGGCAATGGAAAACGAACATGATGTGGTAGAAGGCGAATTCTCGGAGGGCCAGCTTGCGCCTCCGAAAAGCACGCTAGACCATGCAATCGAAACGCGCGAACGGCTCGGCCAACTCGCCCGGCCGATCAACGTCTCGGAAATGCTCGCAGCGGCAGACAAGCAAATCGAATTCCGCCGCGGGCTTGTGAAGCTAATCGCCACGAAGATCGATCCGCATGATGTGGTGATCTATGGCAACACGCCAGCGAAGTTCAGCATTCACTTCTCGAAGGCCGCCTGCAAACAGATTCTCTCCTGGGTGCAGGCTGACGTCGTGAACGTGAGAATCACGCAGACTTCCTACGAGGGCAAGGAAGGTCCATACATCGTTTTCGAATGCTCTGCTGACATGCTCATCGGCGGGCGCCGAGTCAACGTCATCGGCAGCCGTGCGACCTACGACGATTTCTTCGGCTCGGAGGGCAAGTACGACGAGCAGGGCAAAAAGACGACTGTCCAGAAGCCGCTCGATGAGATCGACATTCCTTCCGTCCGCATGGCGGCCGTAACGAATATGTGGAATCACGCTCTCGAAGATGCGGGCCTTAAACCGTCACTTGAAGAACTCAAGAATGCTGGCCTTGACCTCGGCAAAGCATCCTACGTGCAATTCCGCGAGGGCGGGAAGGCGCCGGAACAGACTAAACAGGCCCAGACCGCCACGGGAGGAGACCAAAAGCCTCCAAATGGCGGTGCCAAGGCCACAGCAGCCTCTGATGGCGACGTAGAGCTGATTTCCGAGGCTCAGGCCAAGAGACTATTCGCCATCGCCAAAAACCTAGGTTGGAGCACCGAGCAGTACCGTGCGGCTTTGGCGAGTGAATTCGCGGTCAATCGGGACACCGGGCTTCCGAAGTCGCGCTATGCGGCAGCGGAGAAATACTTCATCGACAATCGGAAAAGCTAATGGCCGAGACACTCGCTCCCGAAGTTGTCGTCCAGGAATACGAACGCTACAAACTCCATGACTCTGGCGTGCGTTCGCGGGGCATTGCGACCGCGAACCACGTCACGACTCTCGTACATGAGTGCGAGGCATTCGCCATCTATAACCGAACGGTGCCAGCCGACCGGCGCCGCAAACTCGATCCACGCCTGGCGATGGTGTTTTCGGAAGGCAACGACCAGAGCCGCATCGTGAAGCGGGATCTCATGGACGCGGGATTTGAGATTGAGGAACAGGAAGGACAAATGTCTTGGCCGGAATTCCAGATCGTAGGGCACCAGGACTTTTCAATCCGCAAATCCGGCTTCGCCCGCGTCAAAGTCGAACTCAAATCCTGTTCGCCTTATACCTACGAGAGCATCAATTTGGTGGACGACCTGCGCCATCACAAGTGGCCTTTCGCGCGCCATTGGTATTCTCAGATCGTGCTGTACATGCTCCTGCAGAATGCGGAGCGATATTGGCTCGTTCTCAAGCACAAAGCGGCAGGCTCGATCAAGGTGATTGAATTCCATCTCGGCGACGAAGAGTATGCCGAGGCGGAACGACTCATCAGCAAAGCCAAGCGAGTGAATGAGGCGGTTGCAGCCAAACGTGAACCCACATCGGAGGAAAAACTTTCGGCACCGGATGTCTGCGCCGGATGTGAATTCTTCGATGTTTGTCTCCCCGATCTCAGCTTCGGTGCGCGGATGGAAGTGCTCGATGCCGAGACTGCGGCTGAACTCGAACGTGCGCTGGAACGCAGGCAGGAACTCGAAAAGGCGCACAAGGAATATGAAGCGATAGACGACGACGTGAAATCGCAGATCAAGGCGATGGCATCCGAGCAGCTTGCGGAAGTCGTGATCGGTAGCTGGATTGCGACAATCCGCTATCAGGAAGTGAAGCCTGAGACGAAGCCGCGGGCGGGTTTTACCAAGACACTCATCAAGTTCTTCAAAGCGGGGGCGTAATATGAAGCGTTATTGCCGCTGTGGCCGCCGCGCCCGAGCGGTCACGCGCAAGCGCAGAGGCAATCGGCGCGGGAAGTACATGCAGCGTAAATCGCACGATCTTTGTCCCAGATGTTTCCGGGCAATCGTGAACGCGAATTCGGAGAAGGAGTGACGAATTTTGGAGCCGACCTAATCCATTGCGGGCCAACCGCTGACTTGGAAAGCCGCACAACGGCGAGCAGTGGGAGTACAGCAGCCAAGGTGCCAAGAGGCGCTCTACAGCGGGTTCGGGTGCTACGGACGCGGTAGCGGGTCGGCTTCAAAAGTTTAGAGGCGAAGGAGTGACGATGACTGATCTCGCCAAAGCATTTGAGCCGAAAGAAGGCTGGTGGACTGAGACGATAGCCGGGCGTCCGTGGTTCACCGATGGCCAGGTGATGTTTGAAGGTGAGCAGCAAACCTCGCGACCGCCTTTGTCCAAAGGATCAATGGCGAAAGTCTATAAAAAGATCACCGCCGCACGGCTGACGCGACTAGGGCGAGTGAGGCACGGATTAACTGGTTACTCGACGTGCGAGATAGCGACTTCCACCTTTGCCAATGGTCCTCGCATCCAGCGCGTCTATTTCGACTATGCCAAAAGCCTCGGTGCCGAATTCTTTGCGGGAGCGCAATGCGGAGAGAGCAAAAGGGACCGCTACGTCATTTGCAAGGCGAAAGGCAAGATCATCGGCATAATCATGCCTGTACGATACACCGATTGAAAGGAGCACTATGAAGGGAAAACGAGGACCACGACCAGAAAGAGGCCCCGGTAAATTCGCAGAGCGAGCAACGAAGGCAGCGAAGGATGCTGGCCTCAAGGTCGAGAAGCCCAAATCCATGACAATGGCTGACCAGGAAGCTGCGATTGAAGAAGCGCACGGCAAGCAGGCGCTACTCCCCGATGTCGGCGAGAATCCGATTCCGCCGGCGACGGTGCGCGGGGAACTGATGCTGGCGAATTATGTGCGCCCCGTATTCGGTCAGGACGAGGAAAGTCGCTTCGTTGATCTCGAATTCAGCTTCGCGCTGACGCCCGATCACAAGCCGCTCATGCCCGGCTCGGTGAACGATAGCTGGCGCTTTCTCGAGCGCCACACGGCCGATGGCACCAAGGTTATGAACATCGACATTGAGCCGCAGACCGTGGATATTCATCTCGCGGCTGATGACAAGGAAGTCGCGCTCCATCTCTCAGGCGTTCCGGTCACGCGCGCCTCGCTCGCCATCGTCGAAGAAACGGGCAAGGGCGCAACGACGAAGAAGACGCGATTCTCGTTCAGGCTCAGAAGCGAGCTGACGAAGGCCGTGATCGCGTTCGCCACGAGCCAATACGGCAATCAGGTATGGCTTGCGATGAGCGAGACGCAGGGGAGATTGGGAGAATAACGGATTAAGCCGATAAATCGTATGGAACCGCACGGCACAATCCGCGCCTCCGACGCCACAACCGAGGACTGGGGAAAGCTGACGGCGAATCCTTGGTACACGGCGATGAGGATTCACGATCATGCGTGGCGGGACGACGGCTGGGACATTCACGTGAGGATCGCCACTTCAAATACGCTGTGCCAGTCGATGTATGAGATTTCGATGGAGAAGATTAGACAGGAGGCGGGGATTCGATGAGCAACGAACTGGCCGAGCAACTCTACGACGATGCGGTAAAGCTCGTGCGCGACAAGAAACGCTGCAGCGCATCTCTTCTCCAACGGACATTCCGAGTCGGCTACGGGACTGCGATGCTGATGATCGACAAGATGGAAGCGAATGGCGTAGTGGGTCCGGCGCCGGAGCGGAAGGTGAGAAAAGGAGAAAACAATGGCTAAACCAGCAGCGGGACACTCGACAAATTTGGATCGCGACAAACTTGATTTTGCCTGCAAACTTATTGGCACAGCTTATGACAAGCGATCTGGTCCGTTTGATTTTCTCAATTCCGCGCTGACGATCATGCAATTCGGCGGCGTTTCTGTCCAGGATATGCTCGACTGGATTGAGGCAACTGGCGGAAACCCTGATTGATCATCGTGAACCGGGATGGCACGGTCGCGGCGAATAAGGAGACTTTGTTTCTATAAACCTCAAGGAGATGACATGAAACACTATCAGGTGTTCAAGCTATCCCTCAATGAATCGGCAGCGAAGATCGAAAGCGATTTGAACGGAGCGGCGACGAAAGGATTCGGCATCGTATCCGCCACGAGTTATCAGGTCGTCACGCAGAACCAGACGATGGATCGGGAGTCCGTCGAGGCGCATGCTCTCATCATCATGGAGCGGCAGGAAAAGCGGCGCAGAAAGAAGTAATTCCGAGCAATCGTGTCCGGTAGTGAAAAGGCAAACGTGCTAGGATGGTCGGCGGGACATCGCATTGACGACGCCCCGCCAGCACGATTGAGCGATTGAGGCGCTCAAGCCATGCAGACGAAATCTACCACGGACTACCAAGAATTTCTCTCCAAGAAATCCATCCGTTTTGAAGCCGAAGGAATCACGCTCAACGAAAAGTCTCTTCCCAAAAAACTCTATGATTTCCAAGCGAAGTTAACGACTTGGGCGTTGCGGAAGGGGCGGGCAGCGCTGTGGGCCGATACTGGCCTCGGCAAGACGTTCATGCAAGTCGCGTGGGCGAATGCTGTCGGAAACTGCCTGATTGTCGCCCCACTGTGTGTTTCACGGCAGACGATCGAAGAAGCGCGGAAACTCAAAATCAAAATCGGCGAACTTGGCTCGGATTCACCCATCCAGATTACGAATTACGAACGGCTGCATCAAGTGAATCCGAAATTATACGATGCAGTCGTACTCGATGAGAGTTCGATTCTGAAGTCCGTGGACGGCGCGACGCGCACGAAGCTAATCGCCATGTTCCAAGAAGTTCCCCATCGACTGTGCTGCACGGCCACGCCAGCCCCGAATGACATCGCCGAGCTTGCCAATCACTGCGAATTTTTGGGCGTGATGACGCGCGCGGAAATGCTCGCTACGTTCTTCGTGCATGATGATGACGGCTGGCGACTCAAGGGACATGCACGCGAAAAATTCTATGAGTGGCTCGCTTCGTGGGGCATGTTCATCCGTAAACCGAGCGATCTCGGCTTTTCCGACGAAGGCTACAATCTGCCGCCCTTGACTATCACGGAAAGCGTTGTCAACTCCGAAGGCTTTTCTCTTGGGCATATTGGTGGCGGAATCCGCGGGCGCCTCAAGGCGCGCAGGGAGTCACTGCCGTCGCGTGTCGAGCATGTGCGACGCGTCATAGCAAATACCGGTGGCCAATGGATTGCTTGGTGCGGCCTGAACGACGAACAGGAGATGCTCGCCGATCTGCTGGGCGATGAATGTGTCTCGATTTCGGGAAACGATTCCATTGAGGAAAAAGAGCGCAGAATCGGCGCGTTCACTTCCGGCTTCGCGCGAATTCTGGTGACGAAACCGAAGATCGCAGGATTCGGACTCAATCTCCAAAACTGTCATCAGATGGCGTTCGTCGGAATCGGGGATTCGTTTGAATCCTACTATCAGTCGATCCGGCGCTGCTGGCGTTTCGGCCAGAAGAAGCCTGTGCTCGTCAACATCGTAATATCGGGCGCGGAGATGGGCATCGTGGAAAACGTGAGGCGCAAGGAACGGGAGCACGACATCATGGCCGAGGGGTTGATAAACGCCATGCGGGAGGCGGAGATGGAAGAAATCGGACAGACAAAAAGGCAATCGGTGACTTACGAAAGGCGAACCGAGCGCGATGAGAAATGGACGATGCACCAAGGCGATTGTATCGAAGTCATGCAGGAACTCGCGGAGTCCAGCATTGATTTGAGCGTCTATTCTCCGCCGTTCTCTTCGCTCTATACGTATAGCGCCAGCGAACGGGATCTCGGGAATTGCCGAAGCCGTGAAGAGTTTCTCGAACATTTCGGCCACGCCGTCCGCGCACTCTTGCGAATCACAAAGCCCGGCCGGCTGTCCTGCTGTCACATCGGCCAAGTTGCGTCGACGCTTGCGACGTACGGCGTAATTGGCCTAATCGATCTTCGCGGAGCCGTGATCGAGTGTTTCTCGGCGAATGGCTGGGTTTATCACGGCGATGTCTGTATCGACAAAAACCCCCAAGCTCAAGCGATTCGCACACACGCGAAAGGATTGCTATTCGCGCAGCTTCGTAAGGACGCTTCGTGGCTCCGGCCCGGGCTTGCCGATTACATTCTTGTTTTCCGAAAACCCGGCGATAACGCGGCGCCGATTGAGCCCGACATCACGAATGAAGATTGGATCGAATGGGCGCATCCAGTGTGGTACGGCATCGTGGAATCCGACACGCTGAACACGGCCGAAGCGCGGACTGAAAGCGATGAACGCCATATCTGCCCGCTGCAACTCGGCGTAATTGAACGATGCGTGCGGCTGTGGTCCAACAAGGGCGAGACGGTATTCAGTCCGTTCGCTGGGATCGGCTCGGAAGGGTATGAATCTCTCCGCAATGGCCGGAAATTCGTCGGCGTAGAATTGAAGCGGGAGTACTTTGAGGTCGCCTGCCGAAATCTGCGAAATGCGGAAAGGCAGATGCCCCTGTTCGCTGCGCCGGAATCTCAACCAGAAGTGATTACTGAAAAGATTCCCTCAGATCAGCGGGAGGGGAAGTGATTCTCCAGTTTAGGGTTTGGATCGGCCACTGGCCCCTCCGAATTGGGTTTCGATGCCTTGCATCCAAACCGGTGGTGTTGGTGCTTCCTCTGGTCGCACAAGCCGCAGTGTGATCTTTTCCTGCCTGAAAAGATTGCTCTTTTTCTTTAGCGCGCTGAATAGGTCCCAATGCTGCTTCCCCGCACGGAAGCGCAGACCGTCTTGGTGGTGCGTGAAGCAGTTTTCGACATGAACCTTCACGACGCCGCAAATATGCTCCCACGCAGCGTCAGCCGTCTTGCCAGAGGTAATCAAGTCGAAGTCTAAGCAGTGGCCGAGCCAGCGATTCGTGGCCGCGTCATGCGTAATCAGACAGCTCAGAACATCCGGGATTATCGGTTCATTTTTCTTGTTCATGATCGGCCTCCTTTCCATCTCGCACTGTTGGCCTTAAGAGCAATTTTGGTTCTTTTTGACTTCGGAAGCGCTTTGGCGCGTGCCAATCCGCCGAGTCTTCCCGCCTGCGATTTGGTGGTAGATTTCGGTTTGACTTCCCCTGTCGCTATCTGCACCGTTCTGTACGCGCTCGTGTTCAAATCCATTGTGTTAGACGCGATTAGACGCACTTCCTCTCAATTTGCTTGCGGGCGGAGTATTTCACGGAACGTACCGGCACCGCAAGGGTACGACTAGCTATTTCATCGGCTATTTTACAGTATCCTTGCTTCGATTGCCGTTGACTCCCGACGCGGGATGAGGATAGGACTAGGCCCCAAGCACAGCAAATAGAGCTTGACGGTTGTCACTTGGAGGTATAATTTTGCCGCGTGAGGTTACAGTGAATCCACGATTCGGACGGCGCTCTTGGGTTAAGTTGTGGGTAAACGAGTGGTTAGACGGCACGACTAGGTTCGAGATGTCAGACGCGCAGCGGGCCTTTTGGATCGATCTTCTGGCGATGGCGGGGCGCTCGAGATTCCCTGGAATCGTCTGCGCCGGGCAGATCGACGGTAAGTTTGTGGGCTATCCGCTGAGCAAATACCAGTCGCTCATGGCGAAGCCGATCGACGTGGAACAGACGTTTAAGCTGTTTGAACGTACCGGAAAAATCGTAGTGGAAGTGACCTCGGAAACCCCCGTAAGGCTCTACAAAGTCTCGCTTTGCAACTGGACGAAGTTCCAGTCTGAATACCAGCGGCAAAAGCCATATCGGTTACACGGGAAGTTACAGCCAAGTGACCAGCCAAGTGACGAACAAAGTAACAATACAGAAGTAGAAGTAGAAGTAGAAGGAGAGACAGAGGTAGAGAACCCGCAAAACCAATCGCCCGACCCAACCAGTCTTGAATGGACCAAGGCACAACTAAAGGCCAGGAGCGAGAATCGCCATGAAAGCGCCGGACAGAGACGTAGCCGCCGAAATCAAGAAGCGGCTGATTCGGTTGTGTGAAACCTATCAGCGTGATCTCACCCCAGAGATGTTACGGGGCTACATTGACGCGCTCGGAGATTTGAGCGAAATCGAAGTGGCGATCGGCTTCGTCACCGCTATGCGTCGGGCCGGAAAATTCATGCCGAACCCGGGAGAAATCCGCGATGCGCTTGTCGCCTCCAAAGATAAACAGCCGATGCAAAAGCAGCCCGTCATTGAGTGCTCTGAGTGCGGCGGGACCGGATACAAACTCATTCCGCATCCGAAAACTGACGATCTGCCTCTTGGAAGGGATTACAAAATAGCCGTTAGGTGCACCCACAATAGGGAAGCGGCGCAGCCATGAACCCTCTCTGCCCCTTCTGCCATCGCGAGATGTCGCGCCTGAGCGATAATCCGTCCTACGAGGCATGGGGCTGTGACGGCACTCGCCCAGATGGATCGCCGTGCGGAGCCTACGTGAATCGCGCGAAGCCGCGGGTGCCGAAGCCAGATCCAATGACGCCGGTATCGGGAATCCCGCTAAAAACGGAGGCTAAGACGTGACGAGATTGCTGACGTACTTATTCGGTGAGCCGGAAGAAATCAACGGCGGCGAACGATGCCCGACATACATGTACCGCTGGACGCTACTTACTTGGCGCGGCCACTTTTCGGTGTACGTGCATCACTTCGTCGCCGACGATTGGAGTCTTGATTTGCACGATCATCCGAAGCGATTCATCTCAATCGGTCTGTGCGGCTGGTATATCGAGCAGACGCCCTGCGACCACGGACTCGAAAATCGCACGGACATAAAAGTCTACCGCGCACCTTGGATTCGCACGTTCCCAGCGACGCATATTCACCGTATTTCGGTTCCGTCGAAAAGCTGTTGGACGCTTTGCATCGTGCTCAAGCCGACGCGCGATTGGGGCTTTTGGCATCTCGGGAAGTTCATGCCGTGGCGCGATTATGTGAGCGGCAAGGATGGAATCGCCGACAAAATGAAAGCCTGCGAGTGACGCCAATCTCACAGATCGAGGGACCGAAAAAGTGAGCGAGAGAGTATGAGCAAATATCACATTGAAATCGCACATCCTGAGTGGCTTGAGCATTCTCATCCGCAAAAAACCATTCACCTGATCTTGGCCGGAAAGATGCCGAATGTTATCGCTGGCTGGTGTTTGGTCGTCGCGTTAAAACATCCACTCCGCGCCGTGTACGGGAGCGATCTGCGGGCCGCTTGGAAACTCTTACTGTGGGCGCTTCACAATCGCTTCGAGGACAAATTTCTCCTGCCGATCGAGCGCGCTTGGTACAAAATCCCGTTCGTCTATGCGATTGCGATGACTTACTGTGCAGGAAATTATTTGAAACTGCGCGGTCAAATTCCAATTTGGGGACGGCGCGAATCTCCTGAGCCTGTCCGTTGCGAATGCGGATGGGCCGGGATGCGACGCTGGGCAATTCACGGCTATCAGGATGACGGAAGCGGTCAAGACGTAGAGGGCAGAGACGAATGTCCGCGCTGTGGCGGCGAAGTATGACCATTCCCCGCGCCATCAACGAAGCTCTGCGGAGAATCTCGGAGCGTAAGCCGAAGCCGGGGCCGATTACGCCGAGGATGCTTCACATCGAACTTGCGAAAGCGAAGAAAGCGAGGAGAGCGTGAAGACGCCGAACGAAGCGCACAGACTCGCGGTATCTCTAGCTATAAAGGCAAGAGAACTGCTCAATGAAATGCGGGATCGAGTTGACCGAGATCCAGACATCGCCGACTACACAGCAGCGTTTGAGAAAATCATCGTGGAGTACGAAACATGAACGATATTTGCCTCTCGCGCCACAAAGGCAACTCAGAAAGCCTCGCGGCCAACACTCGCGTCGCGCCGGCGAAGGCGTTGCTGCGGGACCAGATTTACCAGTGGTTTCTGTTTCGCGGGTCAGCGGGCGCCACATGCGAAGAAGCGAGTAGGGCGATGCAGATTCGCTACACAACTATGAGCGCAAGAATTTCCGAACTCCGCGCCGACGGCTGGCTCGTGCAAATTGTCGTGAACGGTGAGAAAATGCGCCGCAAGACGCAGGGCGGCAGCAGCGCCGCCGTTCTCCGCGCGCAGACGGCGGAGGAGAGAGCGGGAGCATTCAGGTCGAGACAACAGGCGGAACTTTTTGGAGGCGTGGCGTGACAATCGAAGAAAGGCTTCAGAGCATTGAGAATCGTTTGGCCGCCATCGAATCTGAGTTGGCGCACGGGCGGCGTCTTGGCCCACAGCCGAGAGACTTGGTGCCAGATCCGACAGTAGTCGAGCGCTTGGTTGAAAGTGCGAAGGAAGCGATTGCCGCAGCCGAGCCTCCAGAAGTCGACCGTTCCAAGAGATGCATGTTGAGCGGCAATCCTGAAACTCCAGACCATCGCGAGATCAATCCGCAAACAGGAATGCAGAAAGATTACGTTGTCCTGTGTGCCGATGAACGCGCCAAGGGATTTGTGCGGCCAGTGCGCCGAACCTATCGGCACAAAGTCTGCAATTCAACGACCACGATGGACCTCGCGCTCGCCGAGACTTACGCGCGCGACCCCGGCTTCTATTCGGGAACCTTCTGCGCGAGTTGCCGAGAGCATCGGCCACTTGATGAGTTCGTGTGGGAAGGCACTGACGAGAGAGTAGGAAGCTGATGGACGAAATCAATCCGAATCATCCAGTCACGCGCGCCATGCACGATCACTGGCACAAGATCGTCGCGATTCTGCTTTCACGTCCTCCTTACAACGGGCGCGCGGAGATCACAGAATCAGAAATCGCGAAGTGGGGCGACAAGTACGAGGGTCACGCGGTCGTGATAAAAGAAACGCAAGGCAAGCTCGTGCTCTACATGGTCGACGCACAGGAAGCTCAAAGGCTCGCGCGTCAAGAGGGCGGGTTGCCGATATAATGAGCGCAAATCCACAGCCGATACTCGAATCCGCACTGACTCTGCGCGATTGTCTCGCCGCGAAGTACGCGCTGCCGCATCACGTTCTGCTCTGGGAGGTCCGCAACTCGACAGGCTTTGATTCCAGCCGCTCTGCAGACGCCATCGCCATCACGCTCTACGTTTCTCGTGGTCGCGCTATCACAGGCTTCGAGATCAAAGAACATCGCTCAGATTGGCTCGCGGAGTTGAAGAAGCCGGACAAAGCGGAAGCGATCGCGCAGTTCTGCGATTTCTTCTTCGTCGTCAGTCCGCAATCGGATGTCGTCAAGCCGGACGAAATTCCTCACCCATGGGGCTGGCTCGCGTTCACGGGCAAGATGCTGAAAGTCGCAAAGAAGCCGCAGAAACTCGATCCTATACCGCTTGACCGCGCGATGCTCTGTTCGCTGATTTATTCGACGATGGGCAGATTTCGGGAAGAGACGAAGGCCAGCTTTGAGGAGCAGGTGAAAGACCGAGTGACAGAGGAACATCGATGGCTCGCCCAGAGAGAGGAGCACGCACGTAATCGCTTACAGGAACTCGAAGACAAGATCGATTCGTTTGAGAACGCCAGCGGCGTAAGCCTTCGCTACAAGCACACGGAAGATATGCCGAAGATCGGTGCCGCCGTGCGCACGGTTCTCGACGGCAAAGACGGCCTGCACGAACACATCGGCACGTTGCGCTGGATGAGCGAGCGTATCGAAACCATGCACAAGCAGATCGTACGGGAAATCGCGGAACTCGAAAGCAGGACAGCCAAGAAATGAAAACCATCGCCACTCACGGCCACTGGCGTTCGGAGATCGAGATGTCGGCCCAAGTTCCGGCGCAGCACACTTGCACGCTTTGCGGATTCACGATTGAGAATCTGACGACGAGGCAGGTGATTGAGCAGGCTTCCGGTCATGCGCATGAGAGCTTTGAGGCTTACACGGAGGCTCTGGCCGAAGCGATCACCGACCAGATCATGGGCCTTTACGAACTCATGGGCAAACACGACCGAGCGGCGCACGCGTCGTGCTGGCTGGACGAGCAGACGGCGAACTTCCGGGCGATTTTGAACGAGTGGTTGCGGGGATTGGGGCAATCACTCGGGCACTACACGGGGAGGAATTGATGAACCGTCATATTCTGTTGTTGTTTCTTCTTGTGATCGTCTGTTTTGTTTTAATCAGCGTGCGATTTAATGAATTGCAGTTGTACGATTGAAAGAATCCCCGACACTGCTATTGCAGTTCTCACACCGAACGCGATCAGCGTGTTGCGAGACAAAGAGGGCTATCTTTTAGGATTCAATTGATGTCTTCGAAGTTGGAAGAAAGCCTCGCGCAAGAGATCAAGCTCCACGGCTTGCCCACGCCAGAACGCCAGTTCAAATTTCATCCGACGCGCAAGTTCCGTGCGGATTTCTGTTTCGTCGACCAGCGCATCATCGTCGAGTGCGATGGCGGCCTGTTTATCCAAGGACGGCACAGTCGCGGGGCCACGCAAGAGCGAGACCATGAGAAAAGAAATCTCGCAACTCGCGCCGGCTACCGCGTATTCATCTTCGGGCCCAAAGCACTACGCGTCCCCAAGCGCAGCGGGCAACCGAGTAAGGCTCTTGAATTTCTTCGAGGTGTACTCCAATGAAATCCGGCGCTGATCTGTCGGGAGAAATGCCGAGCACATTCGGTCTCGTCGTCGTGACGGTCGTGGCGGCACTTGTCTGCATCGGCATAGGCTACTTGGGCCTTTTGGCGCTTGAGCTTCTGTGGCACCTTCTGCTCAAAATCGTGTAGACACGTGGTTTCGGTTGTAGCACAATTCCCGTCGTGAACCCGACACAGGCCGCACCGAAACCTCCACCGAAGCCGGAACTCAAAAAAGTCCATGAACTCGCGCACTTTGAAACCGACGCTTTGCACATCCTCGTCGGCAATGCTGTGGCCGCCAGGCGAGCGCTTGAACAGTCGCCCGAAATGATTCGCTCGAAAGAGGCCGAGCAGGCGCTTACACAGTATTGCAATCGCGTCATCCTGCGAGCGAAAGGTGATCCGGCGAAGCACGCGATCAGCCCCGATCTCGAATGGATCATCGAGATTCCGAGGCAGGAAATCGCCGCAGCCGTGCAGCAAAAAGTCCAGCAGGATTCAACGGCGCTTGAAGAGCCACCGGAACCATCAAACATCTTGGAGATGACCCCCGCAGCACCATGAGCGCAACTGATCCCCGCTGGAATATCATTGCCGAGCGCGCCGCCCACCAGGCCTACGACGACTCCGATCCCTTCCGGGAAAGTCTTTCAAGCGTTGAATCCGCGAGGACCGGTCTCGACATTTGTGGTTACGCCGCCGAGCGCCGCGATTCGTTCCTAAGCCTGCTTCGCTCGGCTAGCCTGGAACAGCAGGAAATCGCCATCGAATATGTGCTTCTGCGAAAAACAGAACAGCAAATCGCCACATTGCACGGCAAGAAATCGCAAAGCATGATGGGCCGAGAGATTGCCTCCATCGTCAAGCTTCTGGGGAACCGGCTGCGAGGATCAGTCCCGCAGGCCACTGAAACTAGGCATTCCAGACGCCTGCGAAAATTGAACGGCAAAACATTTCGCGACCCTAATCTGCTCGGCGAATTCGCGGTCGACATGTGCCACCGGAAAGCCGGGGTTCTTTTTACGCCGCGCGCCGGCCAAGTGAGCAATGCTTCTCAAATATAGGAGCGATGCGCGACTGGGCGGTCAATCATGGACCTTGCTTGAGCTGCGGACTTCAGAGCACGCCAATCTGGTTTTGCGCAGAATCGTGAAAGCGGCATCGCGGATATTCGGAAATCACCCGGTCGAAATTTTCTCCTGCCCATTTCCGCCCTACGACTCATGGCTGTTCGTTCGCAGCCAGTCTCCCAAGCCGATCCTTGCGCTTGAAAACGTGCGCGGCATACTGAGCGCGAGAGCAAGAACCGCGCTTGGAGAGAGCGGGCCGATCGAACTTCCCGATCTCGAAGTCCAGCCGCTCATCGCCAAGGCGCGGATTCGGCATGAACAGCAGAGCCGCAGGATTACAGCAGGGAGTTTTGTGCGCATCCGCGACGGCCTCACGCGCGATTTCTGCGGGACCGTCGAATCGATCAGCGGCAAGCGGGCCAAGGTCCGCGTCGACTTGCTCGCTCGTCATTTCTTCGTCAGCACGCCACTGGGCAATTTACTCGATCTGTCCCATATTGCCAAGGGCCGCAAAGTGTTCTACTGTCTTGCCAGAGGAGCAGCCAATGGAGCTCGTCGTGAACGGCCAGGAGAAGATAGAAACCGCCAAGGCGCCCAAGCACATCATCCGAATCAAGAATCAGAAGTGGAGCGAGGGCGACCCGGAGAACGAGCGATACTTTCTGTTTCCGCTTCCCGAGCACGCCGGCGCCGAGATTCGGGTGAACGCGCTCGGCTACAGCATCTACTTCGACCACACGGAAACCCGCGCGCATCCGCTGGCCTCGCGGATCGAAATGCAGCAGCAGCGCGTCATCCACACTGAGATTTTCTTCCAAGCGATTCAGCGCATCGGATCGATTGAACTCGTCGAGGTGCTGAGCCACATCAAATATACGGACTGGGAGACGGTCACGCTTTCGCAGGAAGCGCGCCGGGAGATTCTCATGTCCAAATCCGAACTGACAGAGCTCGCGGCCAAGGGGAAAATATCCTGACGCCAAACTCCAATCCGGCGCTGTTCCCGCTCTGCGGCCTGCTTCGCGACCGGGGCGTGAAAGTATTGCTGAGCTGCCATCTGAGCGAAGAGTTGCACGATTCAATCCGGCTCGGCAATCCCAGGATGCGAGAACTGAATGTGACCGTGCCGCTGCTGGCGGCGCATCGCATCCACGAGGAGCGCCGCATCGCCCTGAGCATCGGCACGGCGCTCGAATCCTGGCGTCCGAAACTCTACCGCCGCGGCATCAATCTGCTCTCGGTCTCGCAGGAAGGCTTGATCTCGAATGTTTTCGGAATCGCCGACAGAATCTGCCAGCACATCTACCGCAC